TGGTCGGGGCCGGGCGCACCGAACTGGTCTCGGCGCTGTTCGGCGCCTACCCGGGCCGTTACACCGGCGAAGTGTGGCTGGACGGCAAACCCATCGACACGCGCACGCCGCTCAAATCAATCCGCGCGGGCCTGTGCATGGTTCCCGAGGACCGCAAGCGACAGGGCATCATTCCGGACCTGGGCGTGGGCCAGAACATCACCCTCGCCGTGCTCGACAGCTTCGCCCACCTGACGCGCATCGACGCCGAGGCCGAACTGGGCAGCATCGACAAGGAAATCGCGCGCATGCACTTGAAAACCGCGAGCCCGTTCCTGCCGATCACCAGCCTGTCCGGCGGCAATCAGCAAAAGGCCGTACTGGCGAAAATGCTGCTGACGAAGCCACGGGTGCTGATTCTCGACGAACCCACCCGCGGCGTGGACGTTGGCGCCAAATACGAAATCTACAAACTGATGGGCGCGCTGGCGGCCAGCGGCGTGTCGATCATCATGGTGTCGTCGGAGCTGGCCGAGGTGCTCGGCGTGTCCGACCGGGTGCTGGTGATCGGCGAGGGCCAGTTGCGCGGGGACTTCATCAACGAAGGCCTGACCCAGGAGCAGGTGCTCGCGGCCGCACTCAGCCAGTCCGGTGACTACCTGGCTGCACACAGCAAAAACAATAACGACCGGCCGGATGCTGTGGGAGAGGCGCGTCAATGAATCAACTCAAGCAACTGTTCACCCGCTACAAAATGCTCGCGCTGGTGATCGCCATTGCGGTCATCTGGCTGTTCTTCAGTTGGGAAACCGACGGGGGCTTTCTGACGCCGCGCAACCTGTCCAACCTGCTGCGGCAGATGTCCATCACTGGCATTCTCGCCTGCGGCATGGTGCTGGTGATCATCAGCGGCGAGATTGATCTGTCGGTAGGTTCTTTACTCGGATTGCTTGGCGGCCTGGCGGCGATTCTCGACGTGGTGTACCACGTGCCGCTGCCGCTGAACCTGTGCATCGTCGCCAGCTGCGGGCTGCTGATTGGCCTCGCCAATGGCTGCATGACCGCGTACCTGCGCATCCCCTCGTTTATCGTCGGGTTGGGCGGGATGCTGGCGTTTCGCGGGATTCTGCTGGGGATCACCGGCGGCACCACCATCGCGCCGGTGTCGCCGGAGCTGGTCTATGTCGGTCAGGGTTATCTGCCACCGCTGGTGGGGGTCGTGCTTGGCGTGCTGCTCTTCGCGCTGACGCTGTTCCTGACCTGGCGCCAGCGGCGCAACCGCGCATTGCACGGGCTGGCCGCGCATTCGCCGGTACGGGATGTGGTGCGCGTCGTGGCGATTGGCGCCATTCTGGCTGGGTTCGTTTACACGTTGAACAGCTACGACGGGATTCCGGTGCCGGTCCTGCTGCTGTTGGTCCTGCTCGGCGTGTTCAGCTACATCACCAGCCAGACCGTGTTCGGCCGACGCATCTATTCGGTGGGCAGTAACATGGAAGCCACGCGGCTCTCCGGCATCAACGTGCAAGCGGTGAAGCTGTGGATTTTCGGCATCATGGGCGTCATGTGTGCCCTCGCCGGACTGGTCAACACCGCACGCCTGGCCGCCGGCTCGCCGTCGGCCGGCAACATGGGTGAACTCGACGCCATCGCCGCCTGTTTCATCGGTGGCACCTCAATGCGCGGCGGCTCGGGCACCGTGTACGGCGCCCTGCTCGGCGCCCTGGTCATCACCAGCCTCGACAACGGCATGTCCATGCTCGACGTCGACAGCTACTGGCAGATGATCGTCAAGGGCAGCATTCTGGTGCTCGCAGTGTGGGTGGATGTGAGTACGCGGGCCGGGCGGCGGTGAGGGTGGATCAGGTCAGGCCGCTGCATTTTCAGCGCCTGGAATACCGTATTCGCGAGCAAGCTCGCTCCAACATGTTGGCTATCTCCTGCCCCGACGCGGAATGACGGCGTAACATACGGCCAGCTGCCCAATCACGAGGTTGCTATGACCGAACCATCGCCGAACCATCCGCAAGACCTGCCCAAGTTCCTAGCCGATCTCGCCATGGCTCAGGAACACGACAGGGCACTGACTGCCCAGATCGAGCAGGCGGTTGGCGAGGCCGACCAAGGTAAATTCGCGAGTGATCAGCACGTCGCAGAAATGCGCGCACGGCGCTGGAAGGAGTGATCCACTCACCGCCCCTCAAGCAACTCCCCCGCCCGATCCAGCAAGCCCAGCGGATCGTCCGTCTTGTGAATGTCCACCGAGAGCATCTGCCTGAACTTGCGCGCGCCGGGGAAGCCGGTGCCCAGGCCCAGCACGTGGCGGGTGATGTGGTGCATCGCGCCGCCATCGCGAATGTGCGCCTCTACATAGGGGCGCAGCAGTGCCAGTGCTTCGGCGCGAGTGATCGGCGGGGCTTCGTTGCCGAATAGCTCCCGGTCCACGCCTGCCAGAAGGTAGGGGTTGTGATACGCCTCCCGACCCAGCATTACGCCGTCGAAGGTGTTCAGGTGTTCCTGGCATTGCTCCAGGGTTTTGATGCCGCCGTTGAGGATAATCTCCAGCTCGGGGAAGTCCTGTTTCAACTGCGCGGCAATGTCATAGCGCAATGGCGGAATGTCGCGATTTTCCTTGGGCGACAGGCCTTCGAGAATGGCGATGCGGGCATGCACGGTGAAGCTGGTGCAGCCAGCGTCGCGCACGGTGCCGACAAACTCACAAAGCTGCTCGTAACTGTCGCGTCCGTTGATGCCGATGCGGTGTTTGACCGTGACCGGAATCGTCACCGCGTCGCGCATGGCTTTAACGCAATCGGCCACTAGCTGCGGGTGCCCCATCAAGACCGCACCGATCATGTTGTTCTGCACCCTGTCGCTGGGGCAACCGACGTTAAGATTGACCTCGTCGTAGCCCGCCGCCTGTGCCAATCGCGCACTGGCCGCAAGATCGGCCGGGTTGCTGCCGCCCAGTTGCAGCGCCAGCGGATGCTCGGTCTCGTCGTGGCGCAAAAAGCGTTCGGTGTCGCCATGCAACAACGCGCCGGTGGTGACCATCTCGGTATAGAGCAGCGCATTTTTCGACAGCAGACGCAGGAAGAATCGGCAGTGACGGTCCGTCCAATCCATCATCGGGGCAACAGAAAACCTCCTACATACCGGATCTGCTGGGGTTGCGAGGTTTTCTGCCTGTTCCGCGTGCATCTGAACATTACCTAAAAGTATGTGAGGGCCTAGTTGGTCCTACGTGATCCCTTGTTTCTTGGCGGTCGTTGCTACAATGTAGCAAGCCCAGTCAGTCGTGTAGCAAATTCATGGGCACTATTACCCTTCGCAAGCGCCAGGACGGATCTTCGGCCTACACCGCGCAGATCCGCATCACGAAGAAAGGCGCGACAGTTTATCAGGAAAGCCAGACGTTCGAGCGCAAGGCCACGGCGCAGGCTTGGCTGAAGCGGCGAGAGTCGGAATTGGCCGACCCGGGCGCGATCGAGAAGGCGAACCGCAAAGGCCACACCGTCAAGGACATGATCGACCGCTACCTGGACGAGTACGAGAAACTCCGCCCTCTCGGCAAGACCAAGCGCGCGACGCTGAAGGCCATCGGCGAAAGCTGGCTCGGCAAGTTGGCGGACAAGGACATCAGTAGCCAGAAGCTCGTGGAGTACGGGCTGTCGCGCATGGAGAATGACGGCATCCAGCCGCAGACCGTTGGCAATGACCTTGCTCACCTCGGCGCAGTGATGGCAGTGGCGCGACCTGCATGGGGTTATGACGTCGATCCGATGGCGATGCCCGACGCACGTCGCGTACTGAAGAAGATGGGCGCCGTCACGCGCAGCAAGGAGCGAGACCGCCGGCCGACGAAGGATGAGATGGAAACCATCCTGAAGTATTTCGAGGAAATGCGCGATCGTCGGAAGCAGGAGATCGACATGGTTCGCGTGACCCTGTTTGCGCTGTTCTCGACCCGACGGCAGGAGGAAATCACAAGGATCCATTGGGACGCTGTCGACGAGACGCGCCAGAGCGTGCTGATCACCGACATGAAGAACCCAGGCCAGAAGCACGGCAACGATGTGTGGTGCCATTTGCCCGACGAGGCCTGGGAGATCATGCAGTCAATGCCTAAGGGCTCGACGCGGCCGTTCCCGTACAACGCAAAATCAATATCGGCATCGTTCACACGGGCGTGTAACTTTATGGAGATACCGGATCTGCACTTTCATGACCTGCGCCATGACGGTGTGAGCCGTTTGTTCGAAATGGGGTGGGATATCCCGAAAGTGGCCTCTGTATCCGGCCACCGGGATTGGAACTCGATGAGGCGCTACACGCACCTCCGGGGAAATGGCGACCCTTATAAGGAGTGGCCATGGGTGAAGCGGGTTATTGATGGACCGAAGATCGATCCGAAGAAACTGACTTGATGTACCGGGCTGGCAATCGTCAGCCCTCCCCCGGCGTCCTGCCGACAATCACAAAACCCTTACCAGCGTCTTGCCATCGAAGTACTGCGTCCCGGTCTGCGGACCGAATTCCTGATTCTCGAATATGCCCAGGTGGTAGCCCTCCTCCAATTCCGTCATTCCCCACTCGCGTGCGGCGTCGGTGATTTCCAGCATGTCCGAAAGCTCATCCGCATCCACCTGCCGACGCTGATACGCGAGCATCGCCAATTCCCGCAGCTTCGCCCGTTGGCCGTCAGGGTCGGTGACGAGGTCTTGCCTGTCTTCGACCATGCGCGTCCATTCGGCCAGAGGGTCAGGTGTGTTTTTCGCGAGCGGGATCATGGGCTGGTCTGATAGCTGGATATGCGTCCAGTTAACCGAAGCCCAGACGCCGGCGTCAATTGCTGCCGACCGGAGGCGAAGGCATCAGAATCTAAGCAGCCACTTCCTTCAGCTCAAAGTTCCGTGTGCGAACTTCAAGCACTGGTGCGCCGAGCTTACTCAGGTACGCAGCCAGACGAATGCGGAAGTCTGTCAGGCCAACGACGTTGGTTGCGGTGAATGGCGGCGTGCGGAACCAGCCTCTCTGCGCCTTTCCGGAAATGACAAACGGCGTTTGGTATTTGTCGCTGTCCCACAGTTGAGTGGTTGACGAGCCTGCGGCCTGGAACCCCAGCTGTAACGACTGAACGTTCTGGGCGCCTGCCTCAATCTCGTATTCGCACACCACCTCATACGTTTTGCCCTCTTCCAGGTTGCCCTGCAGCGTGATCTGACGCAGCAGGTCGACCGCTGCGTCGGCTGTTGGCACCGCGCCTGAGACCCTGTTCCGGCACCAACGGCCAGTCGGGGTCGTGACCTCTCTGTAGTAGCGCAAGACGCCGGTCAGGCCACCAGCGTTTGTTCCGGTGTAGCCGGTTGGAGGTGTCGTACTGGTGTCGCTGGATGTACTCGCCCCGGCGCATTCCACGTTGACGTTCTTCGAGCGCGCCGTTGTTCCTGAAGGCAGATCGGTTGCTGGGGGTGCGAGCGACATGATGCCTGCTGCGATGCGCGGACCCCAGACCTCGTCCGCACCAACCGGGCTCATGTGGAGGCCGTCGATGGTGAAGCCGTCCACCACGTCGTTCTCGGTTCCCGGTTTCAGCAGCAAGTCGCGAACGTCAACCACGATGCAGCCAGGCTGAGGCAACTCGGCCAGCATTCGCGTGCGGCGATCCAGATGGTTCTGGAGAGCAGCGCCAGTTAAGCGCTGACTTGGATAGGTGTCATTGCCGCGAGGCTCGGGCGCGACGAAGATGGTTGCCGTGTGCTGCAACGCTGCGTCGTCACGAATCTTTTTGAGCGCTGTGAGGGTTCCGTCTACTGTCGTCGAGGTTCCGTCGTTGGTGCTCAGGTGGACAATCAGTACACCGGCGCCGGTAGCTAGGGCGTCAGGTAGGCGGACAAGCGCATCTGTAGAGCCATCGCCTCCCCTGCCGAAATTACGCGAGAGGGAGCGGCGAAGGCGCTGGCCCGAAAAGCGCTGAGCAGCCGTGACAATGCCGTAGTATTCGTAGCCTGCTGCCCCGCCGCCCATAAAGATGAAGCTGTCACCCAGTTCAACAAGGTCAAGGTTCTTGGGTGTGCCATCCCAGCTCTGGGCCGGATCGGTGCTTAAAACGACACCAGAGTAGACGCTTACCCACGTGTTGCTTTTGCTGTAGGCCCAGGTGATCGGCTTTTCGCTACCGTCGCTGACCACTACGACTTGCCCGGGGTGGTCGGCCGCATGGTAGGTTTTCAGCTGATCCAGTGTTTTGCTGGTGAAGCCCCCACCGCCTCCCCCCTCCCTTATGCGTAGCCCTTCCCCAATAGCGAGGCTCATTGGCTGACCTCAAACGCAGCGCCGTTCAAGGGCGTGATGCGAGTAGATGACATGCCAAAGTCCATACGCCACGCGCCGTCCGCCGAGAAGGTGTCAACGATGACCCAGGCATTTTCTACCTTCTTTTCGACGGTCACGCTGCCGCCATTGGCTTTGACGATCAAAGTCGCTTTACCCAAGTACTGACTCACCAGCTGCGCTGTTGCCATGCCCTTCCCCTTGAATGATTTGTGATGGATGCGTTCGGGTTTGGTTGATCGACGCCTAAACGCGTGCGAGCGCGGTCTTCCATAAGGCGGTCTCGTCCTCGTTCATCAGCTCGAAGGCCAGGTCTTCGACCTTGATGCCACCCTTGCAGGCAGCGTAACGAGGGCCTCCCCCGATCCGGACGCCGGCATACATCAGCTTCGCCTTGAGTTTCGAGACGCCAATCGTCAGCAACATTTCGTAGAACAGGTTGTCGCACCTTTCGCGCGGCAGCTGATTCAGGCAGTAGAAGCTGTCGTGGATGACGCCGGGCAGCCTGTGCTCGCTCGCGCTAAACAGTGGCTCGGCAATCCACGGGATCGAAGCCAAGTCAGTGACGAAGTACTTCGGCGCCGCGTAGACCGTGCCGTCAGCCGCCTGATAGCGGAAGTCGGTCATCAGAACCCACTCGCCGGGCGCGTAGGCGCGAAGGATGAGCGGGTCGAGGAATTGGCCGGTCATGCCAGTGACTCCAGCGCCTGAGCATGGCAATCGGGCCACTTGTCTGGATGAGGTTTGCCGGGACGCCAGGTGCGCAGATAGAGACCCCATGCAGAGGATGCATCGGTCACGGCAGGCAATGGCTTCGGGTCGCTCCACAACAGCAGGCGGGCGAAGACCACGGCGAGCAAGTCATCCGTTTCAAGTGCAGCCCATACTTTGGCGCGCTCGAACGGCACGCCACGACCGATGCATACGGCGGCGGCATAGGATGAGGTTGCAGGGTGTTCCATCACGCCCTTAACCCCGCCGCCTTCTTCAAACTGGAACCACCCTCTCGCGGGTCCATTGCCGTACTGACGCCGGGTCAGGAAGCCGGATTCTTGCAGGCCAATGGAAGCCAGCATTGTCATGGCGCGGCAGCCGCTCATCTTCGCGGGCAGCAGGGACAGGCCCTGCTTGAGGGTTTCAACAGGGATTATCATGTGTTGGCTTTCCTGCGAGCACAAAAAAACCGCCCTAAGGCGGCATGTGTTGTTTCGAATTGCGGTGCGTTAAGAGGGCCAACCTTCTTCCAGCATCTCGGCGGTGATCGATCCGTCAGCTACGGCATCGAGCAGCGCTGACTCGCGATCAAAGCAGGCTTGGACGTGATCACTAACTGCATCCGCAACGGCAATCACCTGGTCAGCGTTTAGGTCGACAAATCCATCTGCTGTTTTCCATCGAAGGGTGTAGTCAGCGCTGCGTGTTGCGCGCAGAGCGGCGCCGGTGATCAGAGCTTTGCTGCGGTCGTCGGTCACGATCGGCATTCCGCTTACCGTAGTGCCGCCGACTTCAGCCGCGTAGCGACGAGCCTCGATGCGCTGCGCCCAATCGGCAGCAATGGCGGCATCGCGCGCCGCTTTTTCGGCGGCAGTCATGTTGACCTGCTTATGGGTGACGACCACCACCTTGCGGGCGGTATCAACGGTCAGCACCTCGGCGCCCCACTTCTTGTTCGCGCCCAGTTCGACGTCAGCGTTTTCCTCGGGCCACCATGCACAGGCTTGCACGCCGAGAGCCGGATCAGTCCACGATAGGTCAGCGAGGGATTCGGGCAACAGGCCTAGGAGGAACTGCGGGAGTGGCTCACGTGATGCGATGCCGTTTTCGACCTTTACCATAGTTCGATCCTCACGCCGCCGTAGCCGCCGTTTGCGGTGCCCGCATTATTTGGACCCGGGCACCCGGCACCACCGCCCCACGCGCCTCCGCTGCCGAGTGTAGAATTCAGTGTGTCTGAGCCTGGAGAGCCCCAATAGTAATTAGTCCCCGCACGTGACCTGGATACATTGGCGCCACCTGGGGCGTAGACGCCTCCGCCCCCCGCTCCAATGCCGTCGTCGCCTCCGCTGTTGGCGCCGCCTCCCCCTCCGTCACCCGAATACGCTTGATTTCCCGCCCCCCCATTCGAAGTCGGCCCAGCAGCACCTCCTCCCCCCGCTGCAGTTCCTGCGCTTCCGGGGCCTCCTTGGAAATTGTAATCTCCGCCTGAGCCTATTCCGCCCGCGCCCACAACTGTGCTCCCTGTGGCCCCCCCGGTGGCTATAAGCGTCCTGCTATCAAAGATAGCCTGTGAAGATGATCCGTTTTGATTGCCGGGATTTGCGTCCGCAATACCCGCTGCGATGTAACTTATGGTTAGCCCTTTTTTAACGGGCAGAATTGCCGTTCTGGCGAGACCGCCACCGCCGCCTGCCCGCGTAGTAGATCCGTAACCGCTGGCCCCTCCACCTACTACGGTCACCCGGAAAAACGAATACCCGTCCGGAATCACGTAATCGCCGGAGACACCGTTGACAAAATCAACGATGGTTGGATTTATTGTTTTCGCCCCGCCTGCCTTCTTCGCCAACGCCAGCGGGTTCCCAAAAGGATTCCCCAGTTCACGCGCACTCATTACAAGTTGCCCCACTGAGCGGTGAAGACAATGCCGGCGGCCAGGGCGACTTGCGAGCCGACGTACAGGATGTCGCCAGCCTCCAAGCGCAGCGGCATGTCGTTGCTGATGTTGCCGAAGGCGGTTTCGGGAATGGCTGTAGTGGCCATCAAGGTATAGGCCGGCATCAATTCGGAGTCGATCAAGTTGAAAACGGTAGGAGCCGAGGCCTTAACCAGGAACAGCACCAGCGACGAAGCTGCCACCGTCGCCCGGGGCATGGCAGTTAAACGAGTCACTACCGCCCCGTTAGCGCCAGCAGTAGCAACAGCGACGGCGCCCGTTACAGTTGCGGTACCAATGCCGCCCAACGCGATGGTGGCAGCGGCGGACTGTGTCTTGTAACTTTGAACGAACGGTGAAACGAAGGTGTTGGCCATGGTGGTTCCTTAAAAGAGAAGAGCCATTGCTTGAATGAGGGCGAGGTTGCCGACTGAGCCGGGCGCGGCTTCTGCTGCCGTAGCGGAGGCCGCTGCGTTGTTCGCCGCTGCCGTGGCCGCTGCGACCTGTGCGCTGACGTTGGTGTCTACAGCCTCGGCGCGGTCTGCGGCTTGGCCTGCGTAGAGGGCGTCGGCGGCCACCTGCTGGCTGGCGGTGTTGATGGCCGGGATGACGTTGGTGTTCATCTCGTTCGTGAATGTGACCTGGGCGGTTAGAGAAGCCCCGGCGTGAGCATCGAAGACGTCTTCCGGATCTGTCGGCAGAGGTGGTTGAGGCAGCGGGGTTAAAGGCAGAATCGCCATCAGCTAAGGCTCCTTACTTTGAGTGTGTATTCGCCGCGGTTGTAGGTCGGCAAGCCTGTATCGAAATCATCGAAGATGCCTACGATGACTGTATATTCCAGGTCGCTAGACCCGACAAAGAGGGCTGGAACGTCGTCAACGTCATCCAAGACACGCTGAGTGCTGGAGATCTCGTCCCCCTTTACTACGACTTGAAAGTCTATGAAGCGACGATGCCCCCTCTTGGTGATGGTCACGCTGCCATCGAATTCTTCCTTGATCGTCGAGTACTTCTTGCGACCGAGCGATGTGCCGTAAACAGCGGTGCCGATGGACTTCGACCAGCCCATCACGAACATGCCAACTTGAGCCGTCCCGCCTGGCGCGCTGATGACCACGCGGATATCGGCGTTGCTGAACGGAGGAAGATCAAACAGGGCCAGATTGTCTTTGGTAGTGAAGGGGCCGAGGTAGTATTGGTACCAACTGCCCCCCGCTTTGCGAGACATCGCAACTGTCTTGTCGTAAACCGGATCGGTGACGCCGGGGACTGTCATCACGATGCGAATTGATGAAGCCCTGACGCCGACAAGTCCTATCGCATTGACCCGCTTGCCCGGACGTATAGTGAAATCAATGCTTCCGGGATTTGACGTGAATGTGCCAATCTTCCAGGTGTTGCCGATTGCCTTGTTGAACATCCGGTATTTGTTGACCCATCCAACGGCTTGCCACGCTGGTGGCGATGAAGTATCGGTTACCGGATTCTTCCCTGTGTTATTAGCCAGCGTGGACTGGTAGTTGATGCGATCAATGGTGACGTAGTCGCCGACTGCATAGGTTTTTGTTGAAACGTAAGCCGGATAATCCATATCCGGCAATGCGTTTACGATCATGTTGGCGGGGGTGATTTCAATTCCTGGAACCACCTTCATCTCACTCATACCGCCACCGCCTTAGTTGAAACGGTCCCAATGACCTGGAGTCCGGAGTTAACGAGAGTGTCAATACCGTCAGCGACCGCTTTGGTGAGTCGGGCCATGTAGGTGGCGTTGCTCTCTATTTCTCGGCGCAACTCTCGAATCTCCGCTGCTGATGCCTTGTCGCCGCCACCACCCAGCATTGCTGCCGTCTGGCTGGCGTTATAGATGCGGCTCGGTCCTGTCACTTCCAGCTCAGGGCCGACCTCCCCTACAAGCCGCAACCCACCACCGAAATCTCCACCCGCTGCAAAGCCCGGAACCTTGAGTTGGCCGTTTGCCGCCGCAGAGGCTTTAATCGCCGCAATCACGTCCTGATACGACGCCCCGTTCTGCAAGGCGCCAGTCCATGCAGCCATACCCGCCGCATCGGCATCGCGGCCCAAAACGTCCTTGTAGATGCTGTTGACCAGCGTCGCGTTGTTGGCTGGCGTATTCGCGGAGGGGCTGCCTGCGCCGCTGGTGGGCATTGTCCCGAGCGCTGCCACGACGGACGCATTCATCGCCGCCACTGCTGCTGCCACCGTCAGTACCGAAGTATCCAAGCCGTTCAAAGCGTCGAGCTGGGCCTGCGCGAATTCCTGTTCGGACTCAAACTGTTCACTTTGCAGGTCGTAGGCGTCCTTGGCCCTGTCGATCTGATCTTCGAGACTCTGCTGCAGCTTCTCGGCGGAAGTGAGCTGTTTGCCGTTGATGGCGTTCAGTTCGGCCACGACGTTGGCCGTACGGCCTTGGTCGCGGTTGAAGTCTTCCAGCGTCGAATACAGATCGGTGTTGTTGCTGCCGACCGTATCCAGCGCATCGCTCAACCCGGCGAAGTTCGCCAGCGAACCGCCCGCCTTTGCCGTAGCCAAGGCACTTTGCAGCGTGGCCCGGGCCTGCGCTTGGAGCATCTTCACAGCGTCGTCCGAATCGCCGCGCAATGCTTTGAGCGCCGAACTGAGTTCGCCCCCGACAGAGGTCAGATCCGAGACGTTACTGCTCGCTGTGCTGAGCATGTCATTCAGCGACGTGCTCAGCGCCGTGTAGGCAGCTTGCGATGTCTTCTGCTGAGCCGCGATCGAGCGCTGAAGCGTGGACATTGCCGAAGTGGCCAGGCCGATAGCATTGGCTTTCAGCGTCTCAGCCTGCTGCGCGACAATCGAGAAGGCATCGCTCGCATTACCGGCCATACCCATCAGGAAATCGTACAGCTTCTTGCCCGACTCGCCTGCACGGCTCGCCGCGTAGACCATCTCCTTATAGTCATCCTTGGTCGCAGGCAGGACGACACCCATCGCGGCAAACTGCGCCGTGATATCGGAGAGCTTGTCGTTGGCCTTCTCTGCATCCGTGGTGAACAGGCTGTAGTAGTTGGCGTTCACTGCTTGCTGCGCTTCTAGCTCCTGCTTGGCAGTCTCGATTGCTGTCTGCGAGCGCTTGCCTACTTCCTTGTAATAAGCATCGGCATTCTCTGCTAGCCCCGTCAGCGTCGCGAACATCGCCTGCCCAGCAGATGTAGTGACATCAATGTCTTCGACCATTGCGCGGTAAGCCGGGGCGGTATCTGGAAGCTCTAAACCGAAACCTGCGAACGACTTTTTCAGGCTTTCAGTCAGACCGGTGAATTGCTCATCGGCAGTGAAGAACAACTGATAGTACGTGCCGACGGTCTTGTTCAGCGCGTCGACCTTCTCCTTTGCGGTAGCTGTCGCGGTGTCCAGTCCGCCAATGGCGCCGACCATGTCCAGAATCGAATCGGACGCCATCAACCCGGTGTTGTCCAGATTAAGGTTGCCAACGTTGATCAGACTGAGCGCATCGTTCACCCCATTGAAGCGGGTAAAGACACCCTCAATCGCCTTGATGACCTCATCCGCAGTGGTATCCCAGTCATTTGCGAACGATTGGAACTGAGCCTTGAAATACTCAGGCAGCGACTTGGAGCTCACGATCGCCTTCGCGAGGAAGGTGCCCATGATGTCGTCGTAGTCGGCAGTCAATGCGGCCGAAATGTCGTCGGCCTTGAACTGCTGCTTGCCGGTGATTACCGAGCCGTCGTCAAGCTGCGCGCCGAACGTGCTCGAGTACTTCCCGGAGGTCTTGCGCTGCTGCAATGTGTTGTACGCCACAACATCCGCGCCGTTACCCAGCACCTCGTACAGGTTGCCCAGCGTCATGCTGAACTTGTTGAGGGTGGAAGACATCGCCGCATCGGCAGCCGAGCCGTATTTCGGCGCGTTGCGCTGCCAGGTTGTTGCGGCGCCGGTATCGTTGTATTGGCCGTTGACGTAGTTGCCGGTGGCCGAGGTGCTCAGATCGGGGTATTTCTCGCCCGTGCCGAAGGCCTTGCTTGAGGCGAACGAACCGATAACAGCACCGATTGCCGCGCCCAACGCTGTACCAATGACCGGCACGACCGAGCCAATTGCTGCGCCTGCCGCTGCAAAGCCTGCAGTAGTAGCGGCGCCCTTGATCCCGTAGTCCTGGTAGGACTGGATGACCGAATAGACCGCCCCGACATAACTCAGGGCAGTGGTAAGGCTCGACAGGCTGGACGCGGCAGAGGATGTTGTCAGCCCTGATGCCGTGCCGACCGTTTGCCCGCCGACGCTGACGGTATTACCGATAAGATCGACAGTCGCAGGCGTGGTGGAGGCTGCAAAGTTACCTGCCACCTGGGCAGCAGTTGTTGAGCCGGAAGCAAACGCGCTGGTGATTGCGCTACCGAGATAGTCAGCACCGTTCGTGAAGGCGCCCTGCAAGCCACCCACAAGACCATCACCGCTTGTCCACCCTGACAGGATCGACTGACCGAAGCTGCTGCCGGCCGCTGACATGACGTTCTTGGCGGTATTCAGGTAAGACATGATGCCGCCACCGCCGCCGCCGGTAAGCCCAGACAGCAACCCTCCGCCTTGCTGGCTAGCCTCTAGGCCGCCAACGCCTAGAGCGCTACCAATCTGCACAATAATCGGCTTGGTGATCGCCATGTGCAGCATTTCAGCAAGGAATTGCCGGAAGCTGTCCTTGAGCGTATCCATGAAATTGCCGGACTTGCTTAGGACGGACTTCCACATGTCTGCGAATGCTTCATCGATGCGGTCAATCGCACCTTCGGTGAACTGCCCCCAAAGCGTGGCCTTGTTTCGGTTTATCTCATACTCTTTTCCTAGCTTCGACAGGGCATCCTGATACAGCGCGGCGTTTTCTGGATAACGAGCGATGGCAGCGTTGAGCGCGTCCTGCTCGGTAGTGAAATCCTTCAGCAGCTTGGCCTGCGGGTTCAGTCGATCAACGATCCCCTCGACCTGGCCCGCCTCCTTCAGCGCCTTGTTGGCGTCGAGTTGGGCGCGAGTTTGCTCTAGGAGCTGCTCGTATTCTTTTGAGCCGATGTCTATCTTTTTGCCGGCCAAGGCAATATTCATAGACTTCTGGATGTTGAACGTCTCCAGGGCCGACGCGCCCTGAAGCGTTGCCGTCGCCTGGGCTAGCGTGTTGGTGTTCTCAACCCGCAGACTTGCAATGGCCTGATCTACGTCTAGCCGATCCTTGGCGTCAGCCTCGCGGTTGACAGCGGCGGTCACGGCATCTCTTGCGCCGGCGCCAGTCTTGAGCAGTTCCTGCTCAATCTTCTGCTGAATGGTCAGCTCGCGAACGTTGTCGGCACCGGCCAGATAGGCGTCGGCCATCGAATTCGTTGCGGTGGTGGTAATGGACGATTGAGAGAGAAGAGATTCGAGCGCCTTAGCTTCTTGATTACCCGCTTTCTCTGCTGCTGATCCATATTTTTTGGCGGCCGCCTCCGCCGCAGCTTTCGCATCCTTTTCGCGCGCGTACTTGAGAAGCAGCTCTTCCTGAGCGGGCAGAAGCTTACCAAGTTCGCCGTGCTCGATTGCGTAGCGTGTCTTGGCTAGCTCGGTGTTGTCGCCTTGCAATGCAGCCATTTTCTGAAGGTTTTTTAATTCCTTCTCGTACGCCGCGTTCACGGCCGAGCCCGCCGCGTCACCTTTTGGCGACTGCGCTTGGATACCGGCAGCGTCTTTCTTCATTTTTGCGATAATTTCGCGGGCTGCATCGGCCTTTTTGCCGAGCCCTGCAATCTCCGCGTCCAGTTCTTCGCGGTTGTAGAACTTGAAGTTGAAGAGAGTTGTGTCGGATGCATCACTCGGATCAAGCTTCGCCCGGGCGGCAGTCAGGTCGCGCACCCGCGCAATGGTAGTGCCGATCTCATTGTTAAGCCCGGCCACCGACTCTTTGTTATCGCGGAAAAAGTCTAGGAACTCCCCGGAGCTAAAGCCATCAATTGCGTGCGAGATGCCCAGTACCGCATTGGCGAACTTGTTGCTTGAGCCTGTTGCCTCGTCCAGCTTCCCGATGGCCTGAGTGAGCGAGTTTCCGAATGCTGTTAGAGCCTGCCCGCCAGTGACCTGCATCGTTGAGGCTAGATCGTCCACGGCCTGCTTTTGGCCGGTCAGCGCCTTAATGACCTTCTCGGCGGTAAGCTGGCCCTCGGCGCCCATGACCCGGAGCTGACCAATTGACACGCCGAGACCGCGCGCAATCGTCTGCGCGAGAGCAGGCGTCTGCTCCATGATGGAGTTCAGCTCATCACCGCGTAAAGCGCCGGATGCGAGGGCCTGGCCGAACTGCGTCAGCGCTGCGTCAGCGGCTTGTGCGCTTGCGCCGCTCAGTGCGACAGATTTGGCGACGGTTTCGGTGATGTTGGCTACGTCGGCGAACGTCAGGCCGAGTTGTTTGCCGTTCTGAGCGATTCGCTGATACACGGAAGCCGTGGTTTCGAGCGATTGGCGCGAGGCTTGAGCGGCCTCGAATACAGCACCCTGAGCTGAGGCTAGCTGTGCCGAGCCTTCAGTAACTAGACGTAGCCTGTTTGTAAGATTTTGGTACTGGTCGGCCGCTGCTGCAACCTCCTTTACACTGAACGCGGCGCCAAGAAACCCTGCAGCAGCCTTTAGGATTGAGCCCATCTCAGACATGCTAGTTGCAGCACTCTTACTGGACTGCTGGACTTTCCCTAACTGCGTCGCGGCCGACGCGCCGGTAGAGCCAAACTTCGTCACTGCGGAGTCGGTAGACCTGGTCGCTCGCTCCAAGACCCCAAGGTCGGTGGTTGTCGACTTACTGGTTTGCTGGACCTTTCCCAACTCCGTTGCAGTAAAGCCGCCAGTTGCCCCGAGTTTTTGAACTGCTGACTCTGTTGCTTTTGAGGTCTGCGCTAGGCTTCCAAGCTCTACAGAAGCTGCTTTTGCCTGAGTACTGTCTACCGCAATAACCAGCCGCGCTGTCTCGGTCATGCTTTTCTCCGGACAATTAAACCGCCTCGATTGACGGAATGCAGGTAATAAAAAACCCGCCGAAGCGGGTTCTGTTTGTTCTGTTAAATTATTCGGTCATAGCTGGCAGGTCGGTTTGGCAGTGCCTGCACTTTAGCGCATCACGCTGGACTAATTCTGCACAAGTCGGACACTTCCTATATCTGGATGAGATCCCGAATTTTCGCGCGATTTCCTGGCTTTTTGCATCATCAAACCCGAGCGACGGCAGCACCCAAAGGATCACCAAGGCAATGATCGGTAGCAGAAAACCCAACACGAACCAACCAACCGCACTTCTGCCTTTCTGTTTTGCGAAGTATGCGCAAGCACCAGCTGCCGCCAGCCAGACAATCAGGTATTCCATGGACAACTCCCTTTTTTTGGTTGCGCCAATCTACCATTTGCTGGTAGCAGCAGCCTAGAACCGTATCAATCAGCAGCCGCAGCAGGCCACCAATGACGGCTAACAGGCAATACTTAGCCCTTAGCTATCCACTCTTTGGCTTTCGACTGGGCTGATAGGAAGTCCGCTCCGGTTTTTTTGGATGATACGAATTTACTGACCTCCGCAATATCTGTGTTCTGGAGCTTGCAGCGCCTGAAGTAGGTCGACAGCTTCTGCGCATCTGTCTTTGACGCTCTAGGCGCTCGGGCAATAACGGCATACAGGATATGAGCCAGGGCCTCGTGATCGCGGCCTTCCAGGCGAAGGATGTTCGCTAGGTCTACATGGACTGTTGAGTCCAGGGCGAGCACCTGTGGTGCAGTGAATCCAGAGCGGCTGGCATGCTGCATATAGAGCGACTTCTGATCGTGGAAATGGCCCCACGCATCGTCGTGTCGCCCCGCTTTGACAGCTGCCTTCCCCGCCCTTTTAGCCTCAGTGGCAGGACCAAGGTAATCTTTTTGCATCTGGCATCCCCTCCCCTATAAAGGTCAGGAATCTACCACCTCCCACGGGGAACGGCCAAAACCCCGCCGAGGCGAGGTAGCTGCTTCTTTGATGCGGATAAAGAAAAGGCACCCGAAGGTGCCCATCTTTGCCGTTTGCGGCCCATGTCGGAGCTTGTCTTGCCATAGCCCACCGGACCCAGCCAAAGCTTACCGAAAGAATCAATTATTCCAGATAAATCCCGCCGAGGAAGGACGAAACCCCGGCAAGCCATGCAGTGGCCATCGCATCCGTAACCGGACGGTCAAGGCCGCGCTCCCATTCGCTGTAGTAGAAGGTCACGCCCTGGATTATCAATCCCAAGGGTGGCGTGCAGATGCAATGCCCGGCCAAAACGCCGTCGTCCTTGTACTTTTCGATTTCTTCTATAGAGAGCGTCATGCAGCCTTGCTCCCGGCGATCAGAGTTCCGGCTACCTGGACAAAATTAAGTGCGGCGGCCTTAGCCTTCGCGGCAGCCTCTCGGTGCGTGTCTCCCGCCTCCAAGCTTTCATGTAGCGCCCGCTTGAAGATCAACTGAATGTTTGTCAGCAGTAACCGCTGCTCGATTGTGAGTGTGCCGCGTTCGCCGCTAGCTATTCCCATCGCAGCGTTGATGGCCTTGTTCGCGTTGATATGGAATATCCGCTCGGGCGTCGTGCTCCCACATTCTTCAGCGCGGTGAGCCAGAAGCTTTACCTCTTCGTGCAGTTCCCGATAAAGCGGCAAATATTGCTGGTCGCTGACAGACACCTTGTCCCGCGCCGCGCGGAACGCACGAACCAGATTTTTCTTGAGCGACCTGGCCTTTTCTGAGTTGCGAACGTAGGTCAGAAGCAGGTACGCCTGATCCTCATTTAGGTGGGAGAACTGCTCCGGCTGCCCTCTACCCTTGATTACTCCTGTTTCAAAACGGAGTATTCCGAACTCCTTAAAATCTGCCGGATATTTCTTGAGCAGCTGAATAACGTTGTCATGATTGTTGCCAAGCTCGACTGCCAGAACGCGGGTGTCTACCCTCGCTTCGCCGCCAGACTGAATAAGCACGATATTGGTCATGCTGCATCTCCCGACACCGCGTAACGTTGCGGCTCTTCGACTACCCGACTCATGCCGATCGCGAATGATGCCAATTCGCGAAGCTTGTTACGGTAGGTGCGCAGTTCCCACCAAGCCCCCTCGATTTCGTAGCCAGCGTCTTTCAACTCGTCCAGCACTTTTTCAAGAGGTGTCAGGTCGCCACGGATTTCGCGCAGATCATGTAGGGTCACGTCCAGCCAGGCTTGTTGTCCGTTGCGTATGATCAGCATCCCTTCGCGCCGGGCGGCGAGCGCCTGAACTGGCAGATGGATGTTGAGCCGGTCGGACTTCTTATCGTACGGCAGGTACTCACCATTGAGCGCGTACGATCCGATGAAATTACACGCCGCGTCGAACTGGCTGGCAGGAATCAGATCAGTGCGCGGCACATTGAAGCGGGTATGCAGACGATTGTGCATCACCAGCTGAAAGCCTTGACGCTGGTCAACCGGCACCGACTTGGATTTATCGCGAATCAGCCCCTTAATTACGTTGAGCTCATTCATACCGATCAGCTCACCCATCAGGGTTGCCATCTTGTTGGCGGTGTCGGTATAGGTGCCATTCTTGCGAATGGACGGCAGAACGTCTGAAGACACCCACCGGCGAAAGGCGTGAGCCGTGCTGCCTTTCTTGATTGCGTCGTCGCAACGCAGGGTCAACGTGTAGAGACCTGACTCGTTGATGATATTTACCATGCCTTGACGCCCTAACTTAAAGTTAGACCGTTCATCATCATCCAAAGAATACAGGGCTTTCGTGGTGTTGCTTTGCCCGAGGACCTTGCAGACATCTGCTGCAACGAACCATGGCTCGCCAGCGACTGTCACAGCGCGGACGCTATGCCCACGAAAATCGAAGGGGATGACATTTGATACTGCTGTGGTAATATCGGTCATGACGTTTTTCCTAGTAGATTGATGTCACCTGAAGCCCTGGCCTGCACGCCGGGGCTTCTTCGTTTCAGGCTGTCGCCTGCTCCTGCCGTTTCTTTTCTGCCGCAAGCATGAAGACGACTTCTGCCGTCTGAGAGCGGTGGTTTTGCTGCGCCTGGCTTTCGATCCATTGCTTGATCTCCTCTGGAAGCCTGAGATTGAATTGCGGCTTTTTCATCATCCTTCCTCTACGCGTCTTGATAAAGCACTTTGCTTGGTAGGCAGTAAAGCACTTTGCTTTGTTGCCGTCTATAGCAATCTGCTACAAGATGCGCGGCATGAGCAAAGAAGAGCTGCAGGTCAATTTCAGAATGCCGGCATCGCTCAAGCGCGAGCTTGAGGCGTTAGCCAAGCTAAACCGCAGATCCTTGACTGCGGAGGTAGTGGCGCGCCTCGCGAAAAGTGTTGAGGATGACGAGGCTATGCTTTACCCAGGACTGAGCGAGCCTGACGACGCACAGAGTCAGGCTGTCAGGCCAGCTGCCGGAGTAAGCAGGGAGAAGCTCATGGCGTCCATGGATCCGTACTCCACGGGTGCCAATGGAGGCGACGAAGTCGACGAGTCCGGCCTTCGCGTGATCAAGCGAAACGGCACAATCGTCAACTACACAGACGACGCTTTGACTCGCGCGATAATCAGAGCTTTCGAGCTTGTAGAGGGAAGGAAATCAACCACCCAAGGCCCAAAGCCGCGCAAAAAATACCCGAAGTAGTAGACGCTCTTTGCTGAAGCAAGCGTCCTGTCTTGGCAGTTACTGCGTCAACGCTACATAGCAAGCGAGCACCTATGAGCAAACTGAACAGACAGAAAGAGGCAGCACTGATGGCGGTCATACCATCGCCACCTGCATCAGGCGCTGAAATGATGGTCGTAGCCGACGCTGTGCGAGTTGCTTTGTCTGGAACGGCGCTTGAGTACCGGATTCCAGAGGTGCTCGACAAGCATGTCCCAAATCAAGGCCGGACAGGTGTCATCTATGGCGAAATTGATCAGGCTTATCTGGAGCGGCTGGCTATCTATATTGGCGCGTCCGACGAAGACGATTTGAGGGATCTTCCGGAGTCCTATCACCTCTTTGTCTACTGATGCAGCCCAGCCCCTGACCTGAGCGGCGGGGCCAAGCCACGCAGGCGCTCCTAAGGCATGACGCCACGCCCCATGCTCACCATTGGACGCTTACCCAAATAGCACCGACGCCGTCTAATCAAGGAAGTCTAAAAATGCAGAATGAAGAACTCGAAGCTCTGTTGGACGCCCAGCGCGGCATCAATGAGGGACTGCTGCGCGTAGTGCAAGCTCTCGCACTGGCGTCTATTCATCAGGCATCCATAGAGGAGGCAATAGTTTTGCACGACCTGCTCGGGTCGATCTCTGAGGACGAAGACTGTGTTCAATTTTTGGGGCCGGACGGGGTAGAGTCGTTTAAGGATGTTCTCGCCGACACAATGCGAATCACAAAGGAAGGCATTGATAGGAAGAGAGGACTCCTTGACTGAAACATGGCAGAGCAAAGCCCGCATCAGCGGGCTTCTTTATGTCGCTCAATCAGGCCAGCGCTGCCATCATTCGCTGCCACCAGGTGGTGGGTAGCTGGTAGGACGGCAACCCTCGCTCGACGACCGAATCATTGTAGGCAGGAATGCGTAGCGCCTCTATGGAAGGAGCCTCCACTTCTCTCAGAGTCCAGATTTCATCGTCCAAATCTTCCAGGGAAAGCTTCCTTCCTTTTCGCTCAACCGCCGTGTATCGCTTCGCTAAGTCCGAGCAGATGAAGTGCTTACCCCCTGGAGCCCAAACCACATCCAGCGCAGTTATCACTGCAGTAATGAGGGCCGCGATTCCGGCAAGCTTAGGACTGCCTGATAGAAAGCCCGCAAATGCTGAGCTACCAGCAACCACACTGATCAGCTTGAACAAGGCATCAATTTTCCCGAAGAGGCGGGCCTGAAGATGGTAATACCTTGAGCCGTAGCAAAGATCGCCATTTGCTTCAAAATAGGTACGCCCATCGACTCTGTCCATGAGTCCTAGCTCTTTTGCTGAGATGGCGGCTCTGAAGGTGCCGCTGGAGCCTGCGGTGCTGCTGGGGTTCTGGTCGGTGGGACATGACTCTTATAAAATTCATCTTGTGACATAGCTGCTCCGACGTATTTTTGTATAGGAGCTGCAATCTAGCATCACTCAAGGACATGCGGAAGATCGCCACCAGATGCAGAAAGCCCTGCGCGGGACCGGGCCAGCAATCTACCACCATCTGTGGGGTGCTTGAAGCGTTAGAGGCGGCTGAGCATGTCGATCAAGCGGCTTGCCTCAATGATCTGAAGGCGAGCACGGCGTCGATCTAGATGCTTGCTAATTTCATAGTCACAGAAATGGCGAAATCTCTTCGCTCGCCTCATATCATCCGCTATCTCGCGACCCGCAACTCCAAGGCTCATTACCGCACAGATTACTGCCTCGTGACTGCCTCCACTCTGCACGGGCAGGATTGGTATCCCCATGGCAGACAGTTTCACCTTTGCAGCATGGAATAGAGCGTAATACGCCCTGCTGCTAGCATTTCTATAGCTGAATTCAGTGACGTCAGTCGCTCCCACCTCGAACTCTGACCACTCCAGAAACTCTGAGAACTTAACCGGCAAGGATTTCATCCTCAGCTCGCGGAGCAACTCCGATGCTCATGTGACGAGACATGGTGTCATCGAACGCTCCGATTAACTTTCGCGTGATCGCAAAGTCAATTTCTGCTAGCTGCTCAACTGCTGCATCAACCGTGTACTCAAAGGTTATGCCTGATTCGTTTGTATGAATCGAGAATGTGGTTAGCGGGCCAGACATCTGGATTACGACTTGGGTGGCCACGGCTATCCTGCGCGAGATTTCTTTCTCATCCAGGTGGTAATGCAGCATGTATTCAACAGTTTCTGGGAGGTGCTGCAGATCCTGAACCTCATCCATCTCGCGACTATTGGGGTCAAGTCTCAGACACTTGTCGAGAGCCTTGGCGCTACTGATAAACAGACCAGACTGGTTGCACACGTGCGCTACGACGCGCAAGTCTGAAGCGCTACCCTCTGGATAGCCAGATTCAAGCATATCTATAACCATATCAGTACGTCCCAGAGCCGGCCCCTGCATGGCCCTGGCTCTATACCAAGGCCAATCCTTACCATACTGGCCGGCGTAAATGTTGAAACAGCGCTCCATCTCGGAGACATTAGAGGCGAGACTCCAAACAATCGCCTCGAATAATAGGGACTGAGGAGCGAGAGCGGGAGTCTTGCGCATTGCCTCCACATCTTTCTTTAGGAGGCGCCAAGCCCAGTCATTGATTGAGCCTGTTTTGGCTCTTTCGGCAGCCATGTCATTCATCCTGGCTGTTATTTCCTGGGCTTTGCTTTTGGGGGCTGCGCCAGCCATGGCTTTCTCGATATGCGTGATGAGCCGAGACTCTAGCATGTAGCCATCACGATTTGAGCTGGATGGATCACCAGCCTGTCATTCATCTCGCCACGGCGCGCTCTCACCCTTCACTCATTACCCGACTGTAGATGCTATCCATCTTCATCAGCGCCCTAGCTTCTTCCGGCTCGACTTCTCGATCCATCATGCGCGCCCATGCATCCATCTCTTGCCAGGTCAGCGGGTCAGATGTGCGCTTCAGCTCCCAGAACAGTCCAGCCAAATAAGCCATGCCCTCGGGCATTTCTGGAATGTCCAGTTCCCGCGGCTTGTGCCCGGTCATGTTCCAGACCCGCGTCAAGTGAGCACGGGTTGTGGCGGTCGAGCCTTTGACTGGCTTGTTAAGCCTGGCCTCGGCCTCCCAGTGCTTTAGGAGGCTTTCAACTCTGGTGCGAAAAAACGGCCGCGGTCACTCGCCAGCTTTTCAACTTCGACGGAAAGCCCAGGGTTGTTCAGCAGGAGCTCGGTGATGGCTTCCTTGGTGTATTCCACCGGAAAGTCCCAGTCGAACGCAAGCGCGGTGCGGTAATGCAGGTTCGCGCGCTGGGTGATTTCAGCTTCTTCGTCGACCGACATACCCTCTTTGGCCTCGTCGCGCAGGATTCGGGTCGCCTCCAGCAACGCTTTACGGGCAGCAGGAGCGTCAGCGCCCAACACCATCAGGTTGAAGCCGCTCGAGCTGCCATCAGGCAGCGGTACAGGCAGCGGCTTACCCTTGATCAACGCACCAAGGGTGAAGAAGTCAGACAGTGCGAAAGGTTTGATTGCGGTTTTCTCAGATTTAGCAGCCATGCGGTGAATCTCCAGAAATTAGAAGGCCCGCTCAGTGGCGGGCCTTGGAAGGTGGTTCGATTAAACGTCGGTGCGCGTCATCATCATTGTGGTTGCCAGCACGTCGTCGTACCCCGCACTGATCGTGTATTGCGGAATGATCGCGCCGGGGCCGCTCACCTGTTTCTGGCCTTGGGTGTAGCGAACCTTCGGCAGCTCCAGCGTGTACTTGTCCGCTCCCTCGATGAACTCGATGGAATGCGCGGTCGAGGTCTCATCAAGCACCTTGTCCCAGAGCACGGCGTCAACCAGATACGCAGACATCGATCCGGTCACGACAGCAACGCCATTAGAGATGTCGAAGGCTTCACGGTTACCGAGGGCAAAGAGCGCCTCCATACCGTTGTTGAGGTTGACACTCCACTCGGTGGCATAGGCGATATCAATGCCGCCTTCCTTGAGCGCCAGGTTGGTGGTGATCATGATGTCGGTATCGGTCGCTGGCAGGAAGGTCGAACCAACCGGCAAGGTGAATTTCTGCGCCTGCGTGCCCATCATGCTGAAGGTAACGCCTACCGGAGCATTCAGCGGTGAGCTGATGGCCATGGTGGCGACACGGCAACCACGATAGACGTAATCAACGCCGATATCGGTATGGCGCTCGAGGATGGCGAAGGTGCGCTCGACCTTGCCGATCTTCAGGACGTTTGCGGTCCAGGTGCCCTGCATCGCCGCCTGAATCAGGTCGTCGAAGCTGGCGAATGACAGCTCAACCGCGATGTCGCCGGCCACGCTATAGGTGCCGCCGCGACTCGGCGGGCGCTGGCGGGTCTGGTTCATCTCCGCCGTGTCGATCTGATTGATGCTCGGCGTCAGGCCCTCGCTGACGAATCGAATAGGTTTCCATGCCGGGGTTGCAGGGATTACTCCCGCGACCTCTTCGACGTAGAACGCTTGAACGGCCGAGCCGTTGGCTAACTTGCCCATTTTTGGGATCTCCTGGAACGAAAAAACCCCGCATATGGGCAGGGTGTGGGATTGCGCGGGGAATGAATCAGGCGACCGGGAAAATCCAGGCCGTGTAATAGATGCGGATGCTCACGCCCGTCCATACGTCTTCGGGGGTGATCTTGCCTCGCTCAGCGCTTCGGACATGAACCCGCTGACCTTGGTATTCGAGGTCGAGGCCTGGCTTGTAGAAGCTCAGCGCCTTGTCAGCATCGGCCAGGATCGGCCCGGTACCGCTGTTGTTTGGGTGAAATACGTCGATCTGCAGATAGCCGCTTCGCTCGACAGGGTTCGCAGCGCCGAATGCAGCAGGCTCGCGCCCGGTTGGCATGTCGGTAAGTCTGGCCCATGCTTGGCCGGTAACAGGCGTGAAGGTTTTGCCCTCTAGCGCTGTCCTGGCCGCCGGGTACAGATTGCTCGCGAGGTAGGCAGAAACCAGAGCTGCGTTGATCTTGGTCTCGCTCATACGCGATTCTTCCTTGCAGACTCGTCAATCATTCGCTGGAAGCGCTCAACGTTCCGCCGAGCCATGCCCGCGGGTGCCTGCATCGACCAACCATTCTCAAGTCGCTCGATGTAGGCGAGGTTGGAGGCCAGATAGGTGACCTGCCCAGCGCCTGCGGGCGTGTTTGCTTCGATCTCCGCAATGGCCTGCCGGCCCGAAGGGTCAACTCGCTCAGTCTGACCAGCAGCGGCCGTGGTAACGGTGGTCTGCCAACTTCCCTTCGCTGTGCCCTCGTCTACCGGTGTCTCGGTAACGACGTTCGTGAATAGAGCGATAGTCGTGTCACGAACGATCTTGTCGTGGGCCTGTACGGTCTTGGCGCTAAAGGCGCGGATCTGATCAGAGAAACCCATTATCAAACCCTCAGCTGAATGGTGAATGTCGCCCCTGCCGGGTCTTGTGAGACGTTGAGCGCTCGCTTGTCGCCAATGATGTCGCCTATCAAGGGGGCAACAAGCACCGTGGTCGGCACCCCATTAACTGCGACGAGCATTTCGTTTTGCAGCACCAGCAGCTTCTCGTCGGTGGACTGGATCAAGCTTCCATCGACCTCACGAACCGAATAGCTTCCAAAGACCCCGCGACCGACGTAAGTAAGCGTCGATCCTTCGGTCTCTGTTCCCGTGATTGGGTCATATTCGGCCAATACCGTGCGAGTGCCAGTAAGGGGCCGAACCGCGTCAGCCAGGCCGTCCGGATCATCAAACGCCTCGGCCAATTCCGCCTGGATCTCATCGCGCATGCCCATGGTCAGATCCTTTTCAGCATCATCACGCCGGGGCGCTTGATCCATGGCGCAAGCAGCGCCAGGGCGAAGTTCACGCCGGCAGACAGGTCAGTCGAGCCCGATGCATAGGTCTTGCTGACAGATGTGCCGGACTGGGCCGAAACCGTCTTGCTCAGCACTTCCCTCTGGGTGGACGTGTACAGCTTGCCCGCCGCCGCTTCCTTTGCGACCTGAGCGCCAGCTTGCCTGATGGCATCAGGTACAGGGTCGGCAACGGGGCGATTAATCTTGGCCGTGAGCCAGGCGTTAGCCATGGCCACAGCAAGGACCGCATCACCGGTGCCAGCCCAGTCAGGACCAAGCTGGGCATCGACATCGGCAACAGTGATGAAATCGGTCATGTGTCTGTCCTTATTCCGCTGGCACCAAAGCCTTCAGGTCGTCTTTCTTGGCGTCGGCCGGGAATTCGATACCCTTGCCTGTGAGCCAGGCCTTCAGATCGTCGACCTTCATTTTTAGAGGGTCAGTTTCGACATAGTCATCGTCGGCCTTTTTCTGGTTGCCAACACCGGCAGCCGCTGCCTGCGCGTCCTTGCGCAAGCGATTGATCTGGGCAAGCGTAAGCTGTTCGCCCGGCTTGATATCGTCATTGCTCATGATCATCTCCAACGAAAAAGGGGCCGAAGCCCCTATCGGCTTACGCGCCTTTGATTTTCAGGAATGCGATGGGCACATTCTTACGGTCGACTACGCGATTCCAGTTCGCAGCCTTGCGCAAATCGGCCAACAGAGGCGTGAACTCATCCTCAGCGGTTGCGGCGCCGGTACGGCCGTTGACGTTCGCGCGGTTGCTGATGTCGTCACCGGTGAACTGGTAGCCGAACGGGTGCAAGATCCAGGTCTTGCGCTCCCACAGGGTTTCCACGCCGCCGCCGTTGCCGGCACGGGCCTGACGCTCCACCTCTTCCGGAACTAGCGGGCTGCCCTCGCCATAGCCGAACGCACCGGCACCGAACAGCACCGCAGTGGTGGTGATCGTAGCTGGATCGCCTGCGCTGGTAGCTGGCATGGAGTCGTCAACGATGACGCGCTGACCCATGAAGGTCGGGATGGTGAGCAAGCCTTTGCTGTCCGGGACAAAGTCGATGTCGTCGGCATCGATCATCTGCTTGTAGGCCAGCGAGTGCACGGCGATAGCCGACAGCTGGCCGAATGCATCACCCAGGGTGAAGACAGCAGAAGTGAAGCCCTGACGAGACCAGGTGCTCGCCGAGCCGTCGTAGACCATGTCGCCGTTGTCATTGGCGACGTTGTCTGCCAGCACGCCCACAGCGGAGGCAATCACACGGCGCTGCCACTGACGCTGCCAGTAGGTGCCGAAGCGGTTACGGATGCGCTGCATCGGATCGGAGCCGGACAGCTCAACCACCAGATCGGAGGCCGAGTAGCCTTGGTTCAGGTAGCTGATGCGGGCCTTCTGGATGCCGGAACCGAGCTTGTTCGGCGACGCCATGTCGGCCGGGTCATCGTTGGAGGCGTTCGGCTCTACGGACGAATCCAGGTCGCGCCAGAACGGCACCTGGATCTCTTGCCCGCCAGTGTCGGCTTTCTGATCCAGCATTTGGTTGCGAACCACAACGCCAGACTCGAAGAAAGCGGTCTTTTCGGGGGTGTTCTCCGCCTGGTAGTCGGCGTAGACCTCGGGAATTACTGCATCGGAAAGGCGAGTGGTCGCCATAGGGTGTTACTCCTGTTTGGTGGCTTCGCGCATCTGGCGGTACTTCGCCGGATCTGCCCGGTAAAGTTCAGTGCGCTCGGTTTCGGTCATGTCGGAAAACTTCTTCGTGGCCTTGCCACCGTTGTCGCCGGTCTGTCCGGCACCTTGGGCCCTTGGCCAAAGGTGTGTTGCTGTTTCACGCAGTGATTCCGCCCATTCGAGCGGCGACAGGGGGGTCTTGCCGTCCTTTCCGTAAACGACTTCGCCGTCTCGGTCGGTGGCAATGGCCTCGCCGTCCTCGCTGAGTTTGAAAGTGCCCCGGGCGCGCAGGATGATGTCCTCTGCAGCCTCGGGCAGCGCGCCGGCCTTGATTGCGGCGGCGCGGATGGAGTCAGCCAGCACCTTGTCGCTGTACTTGGCAGCGAATGCCTCGGCCTTGTCGGCTCGGGATTTCTCGGCGGCTAGCTGCTTGTCGTAGTCACCGCGCAGGCGCTCGGTGCGGCGCGTGATGACTTCGTCGAGCTTGCCTTCCGCAAGCAGGCGGGTCTCTTCGTCCTGTCCGACCTTGGTCAGTAGGCCCTTGACGGCGTCGATGTCCAAGCCTTCAAACTGATTTTTGAAGCTGTCGAGTTCCGTCTTGGTGGTTCGCAGAGTGCCAAGCAATTCGCTGTTCTTAGTTTTCAGCCCGGCGACCTGCTGGTCGATCAGTGCCTGAATCTCAGGGGTAATGGTTGGCCCACCGCCGCCCTCGCCGCCTTCACCAGTAGTGTTCAGAAAAAGTTGTTTCAGCTTGAACATGGGTATCCCCTTGGGATTTGTGGGCCTCTGACCTGATCAGCAGGCATAAAAAAACCCCGGCATGGCCGAGGTCATATAGATTTTTCTGGTTAGCGGTTGCGGTCAGTCCCCTACTACTTTGAAGATTTCGCTTCCGTCACGATCTCGCAGCGAGGTATCGCTTTCCTTAACAAGTGTTCGGCCATCAGAAAGCTTGAAATACACCGGACCTGACTGCTGCTCTGAATCACCGGAATAGTACTTGACAGTTATTTCTTCCCTGTAAGCATTAACCGTAAGCTTTTGCCCCGACTCATCAAGAACCCGAAAACTCCCCTTGTGCACTTTCGACATGATCTGATCCCGATCAATTATTGGTATCTGACAGACTACCAAAAGGCTCCAGCTTGTTCTGCATGTGCATCGATAGCGTGAAGCTCACCCAAGCGCCGGGCCGCTCATGGGTCGGGTACTGCTCAACGATGCGGAGCTGCCACCACTGCATGAACAAACGATCAGCCAATTCAACGTCTCTCACCGAACACTTCCTTGAACGTTGCAGCATCACGCTGACGCAGCTGCTCAAGATTGTATTCTTTGCCGCTCGGGTCGACAAAGCGATCCAGGGTCAGACCGCCTTCGCTGTACAGCCGGTAGCGCGAAGGGCCAAGCCACTCGCGCTGATACTCCGCTGACTGTCCGGCAAACCAGCCGGCATAGGTCGTTTTGGCCTGCACCTGCCCCACTTTCAGGCCCGCGGCTTCTCGCTGGTTGTCGGTCATATTGCCGATGGAGCGGAACGTGCTGCGGCCGTCCTGTCCCTTCACCCTTAGCGCAAGGACGTAAGGGCGGCTGCCCATCAACCCATCAGCAATGACCGGCACCTGAACAGTCCGGCAGCGCGGGTGATACGGCGGGCGCGGGTGAACAGTGCCGACCTTGTGCTTGCGGCCATCGATGGAGGCGCAGTACTTGCTGGTGCGGCCATCCAGGGTGGCGCAATCCATGACCTCCTGAACGTCGAGAGCCCTATAAGTCTCGTTGTAGGCGACGTTGCTGATGTGGTTCCGGGCCGTGCGGACGATTGTTTCAACGTCCCGGCGGGTAACTTCGATCAGCCCATCTTTGTATTTGAGCTCTTTGGTGCCGAGCAGTGCGCGGACGATTTGCTGATTCGCCTCGCCTGCCGCGACACCCTGACGAATCCGGGCATTGAGTCGGACCGCTGAGCTTTCTGCGATACCGGACAGCATGCGGTCGACCATCTCACCCATTACCGGCGACTGCATGCCCGCCTTGTAAGCGCTGGCAGCCGTAATCGCAACGACTGGTAGGTCTGCGAGCGCCTGGTTCATCACTGAACCGGCATAGGCTGCTTCGTACCCGGCCAGCTCCTTGGCCGAGTCAGTCCATTCTGATTGGATGGCCTCATCGACTGCCTGAGCCCATGCCTCAATCTCGGCATTCAGCCGCTTCAACCGACTAGACGTATACTTCCCTGCGGCGAACGCTTGAAGCTCTGCGGGTGATAGCCCTTCCAGCCGCTCCGACAGCACCCTGCCGAGCTTTACGGACAGCTCGCCTATCTCGGCATTGATTCTATTAACCGACGCCGTGGAAGCCCTGTGAAGCCACGATGAATGTTGAGCGAGCGCCATGACGATTGCTCGCTGCGCCCGCTCAAGATCCTCACTCATGTCACGGCGTCCTCAGGGTCTGGATTCTCGATGCGGGCTTGCTCATCGGCATACGCCCGATCCGGCAGTTTTCCGGTCGTGAGGTACAGCCAGTAGCTTTCATGGGAAATCACGCCGGCCAGCGCGGCCTGTAGCAGCTGCGTCGCCACCTGGGCGTCAACTCCCGGAACGATGAACTCAGGCTTAACCGTAAACACCACCTGCTTGGGGTCGAAGCCCTTCCACTCGGCGGCGTAGCGAATCCCCTGCTCAAGCGCCTCGGCGGCAGCCATGACAATGCTGTGCAACGTCGCGTGCTGATCGTTCTGGCGGGTTTTCCGCGCCTCACCTGACTCAGTGCCGGTGACATCCATTACTTTGGCACCAGCCTCAAGCGCCGCGTTCTTCTGGTCTTCCATGGCCGTGCGTACAGCTTCAACACCAGCACCCTGAAACTCCAGATAACCGCACTTACCAAGCGGCCCCAGATCCCAAGCGGCTGATGGGCCGGTAACGCTCAGCTCTATCGACTCATCCATCCCTGACACCCAAGGCTGCGGGTGGCTGGTTTGATGCAGCGCGGTGAAGTAGTCAGCGCTGAGCTGGTACGACTTCAAAGCTGCGCGCGCCATGGTCAGCAGCGGGACCTCGTCGACTTCCGGCGAGTTGTCGGTCGAGCCGGCGTAGATGACAGGCAAATACGGGAGCCCGCGCACAAGGCGGTTATCGGATCCGGTGGTGCCGAGCGCTTTCAAGCTCTCCAGCACAGACCCATCTTCGCCGAGCACCTCACTGTGACAGACGCCATCGATCATCTTGAAGACGCGATAGACCATCTTGCATTCGTGGTCGTACTCGTCCTCTTTTCTGTCGCGGAATTCAATGAACACAGCCAGGATCAAGTCCTGACGGCCGCCCATTGCCCCGACCTTCCAGTTGATAGCGTTGCGGGTCGCGTAGGTGGAGAAGTAAGGTTCGCCCGCTTCGTCGATGTTGACCACCAGCGGGACGCGACCATGGGAAATGGCCTGCCGGACCATGCGGAGGAAAAGCTGCTTCAGACCAAAGCCATCAGACGTGGCGTTATCCTCCAGCCCCTTCATGCCTGACGGCAGTTTGATCTCTGGGATCAGGCGCGACACCAGGCCCATCATCGACCTGAGTGCGTCCCGGACCCAGTGCTCGTACTGCGCCCGGTCGGTGTAGTTCTGATACAGGTACTTGTTTCCGGCGGCGTCGAGCTTTTCAGCCTCAACCATGCCGCTTGGCTTCGGCAGATTCACCGCGTTGCGCTTGATGGCGCCTTCGCCTTCGAGCGCGTCGTCCATCATCCGCCATTCGTCAATATGGGCGTCGAAGTCGGGGTTTGTTGATTGCACTGGCATCAGGCCAATCCTCCAATACGGCGGACGCCGGCGGTTTGGGTTTTGATCGGGTAGCGCTTGGCGATGAAGTAGCCAGCCGCGTCGTTCATGTGGTCGTGACCTTTCTTCGGATCTTTGTCCGGCTCACCTTTGTTGGTGTAGGTCTGGCGCTCCAGGCAGAGCGTGAGCTGCGGGCACTGATCAGTATTGACCTTCAGCCGCCGCTCGCCGTATGTGTTCAGGAGCACAGCATTCAGGGCGTTCACCCGATCCTTGACGCCGGGGTTGGTCGAATCGACAACGACGGTGAATCCCGCTTTTCGCAGCAGGGACAGGTCGGACTCGCTCGCATTCTTGCTGCTGGTGTTCTGGCCGCTGGCATCCGGATACACCGCAATGCTGTGCCCTTGGAATCGGGCCTGGATCTTCTCGATCATCTCTGGCGTATCGCGGACCGAATGAAACTCATCGAGTGCAAGGGGTAGCCCCTCGCGCACCACGTAGACCACCGCAGCCATCTTCATGACGTTGAAGTCCATGCCGATATGCAGGGCTTCGCCCGGTTTGATGCGCTCGGTGGTCGAGCATTCAGTGCGGCTGAACGTGTAATAGACAACGCCGGAGTAACTCTCGAACCCAGCTTCGTATTCCTGCCGAAAGGTTCTCGGGTCCATCTTGCGACGGGCCGCATCCAATTCCTCGGCCGGAACGTTGCCACCCTGCAGTGACGTGTACTGCCAGCTCTTGTGATCTGGCTCAGCGCCTGGCTGTCCATCCAGGTACGTGTCATAGCAGTGGTTGAAGCCTTTCGGCGTGCCGATCCGCAGCGCATGGCCACCCTTACGCGTCTCTCCGCTTGGTAACGTGTACTGACAGGTCGACAGCATCGGCCGCAGCACTTCCTCCCAAGCCGCCCATGGGCAGTCGGCCCATTCATCCACCAGCACAAAGAACAAGCCGGAGCCGCGCAGGTTGTCGTAGTTATCGAGCCCCACCACGCGCATGACGTGGCCAGACTTCAATGTGATCGAGCATTCAGTCTCATTCGGGCGATGGTCGCGCCATGCTTGCGGGATCGCCTGCTTGAGTCGGCGCCAGAACACACGCTTGGCCTGTTTGAATGTTGGGGCGCCGTACCAGATCTCATCCTCAATGCTTACGCCCCACTCCGCAGCCAGTCGAGCCGCGCGGCGCATCTCCGCTTTGCCGAGGAAGGTCTTGCCAAATCGCCGTCCACACACCGCATCTCTGAATCGAGCCTGAGGCTGGAACCCCCACACGTAGATGTTGGCCTGCTTCGGCGTCAGCCTTACTGGCGCATCAAAGGTACGGGGTAGTTGGGACATTCTCGTCAGGCTCCAGTTTGTACTCAGCGACCGCGTGCTGCTGATCGGACTGGGAGCCCAGCGGCTTTTCAGGTTCAAACCGGCGATTAACAAAGACGTCGCCGACCTCTTTGGCGGCCTGCTCCAGTAGCTGAGCAGTCAACGCCATGTTCTTCATGTTCTCTGCCCGCTCAGCCATCCGCCCAAGCGCACGTAGGCGATAGGCTCTATTGGCGATCGGGATGTCTATGGTGTCTTCGCGGAATCGCTTGCGGGCCTCATGAAACAGGTCCGCCCACTTCTTGCCGAGCTTCTGGCCGGCGAACTTTGTTGGGTCGTGCGATTCACACTGCTGACGGCTCAACTCAATGCCAAATTCCGTCTTGACCTGGGCCACCACCTGGGAGGGAGTATCAAAGCAGGCTAGAGCCTGCACGATGAAGACTTTGACCTCGCTTTGGAGTACTGCCATATGTTTGCCACCCGTCATAACCTGTCATGAAGTCAGGCGGACTTGAGCAGACAGGTTCCGCAGGCCCTCGAAATATTCAGTTTCCCCACCTCAGCGGGTTTGTTTGCTGCATCCACCAACGCTTGAACGTCAGGGCTCGCACCGTAGCGGCGAACCACTCCGACGAACTCTTCAACATCGTGACCGCGCAGCGTCAGGCTTGGCAGTCCGTCCTGGGTGAACTTGGGTGCGCCATACGCGTCGAGCTTCTGAGCAATGTGGTAAAGCTCGTGCTCCACCAGTGCGCAGAAGTCAGCGTCACTGCAATCAGCGCAGTAATCGGCAGCCAGGGTAATGAGGAAGGTCGGCACCTCACCGAACCAGTCGAGCATCTGCTGCTCCTGTCGTGCCTTCTGCCATCCCCCTGCACGGAAAGCGACCTGTTCGGCTTGCCCCAGCACCGTGCGGCCCTGTTTCTCGAAGGCAGATGATGCCCACAGGATGCGAATAGGCGCATCGATCAGGTGAGCGTGGTCAGGGTTGTGGATGCTGCCGGTGTCGGCGAGGATCTGCTCGGTGATCCACTCCCATACATCTGGCGCAGGCGTTAGCCGAATGCCGAGCATGGAGAGTTCCGACAGCTCAAGCAGTGCATTGGGAGGATGGGGGCGAATCATCAGTATTGCCTCCTCTTACCAGCAGCGTCCTAACCTGCCCACCAGTTGCCGTGTCTCGCTTCATCGCCATCTCCACTGCCTCAGCAGCAGTCGCACCCATGTCCATGGCGGTGATGGCGTTGTCCGACCCGCTACCGATTGCGTATTCATGGTCGACCGGGTATTTGAACAGTCGGCCCTCAGTCCAGATGATTTCCGTGACATGTCCATCGTGGACGACGATGACCTGGGCGTCACACTCTCCCTCGATCTTTGCGCCGAAGAAGGCATCCATCAGGCTGAGAATGTCCGAGGTCGATCCAGAGCCGAAGAAAACATGCCCATCGCGCTCACGCTTTTTGTCTGCCCTGTCAGTTACGATTCTTCCATCACATGTGCGGCGAGAGTCATAGGCGATCACGCCGTTTTTGTAGGCGATGGTCGTCATGAGTTACTCCGCGCCACGAAACGGGCGCATCTGAATTCGTGGCGCGAGTTATTTGCTCTTGCCCTACTGGTTCCCTGCCGACTGATTACCCTGCGCGCCAGGTCGTTCGTTCGACAGGTAGGCGCGCACCGGCGCCTCGTTTTAGTTCTGCCTCTCGGCCTTCCAGTAAGCGGGGGTCGGGAGGATTCAAACCTCCGACATCCAGGCAGTCTTTCGGCACTCTCGAGAACATGCCTAAGTCCTGGCGCTCTACCGCTGAGCTACGACCCCATTGAATCTTTAATCTTCCGGCTTGTGCAGCTCTGGCTGTTGCACCACCCGCGATACAGCGACACCGATGCCAAGGGCCATGTTCACGCTAGCGAACAGCAGCGGATGCACCGAACCCTGAAACAGCAGCCACCCCACCGCCGCCGCATTAAGCGCGGCACCCACGGCGGCGATCTGGACACTGGTCAGCTTCCAGGCCTTCCGCCATTCAGGGATGAGTGCCATTGGTTGCTTCCGCAGGTAGGAGTTTTTCGAGGCTTTCGGCGTACTGCTTCCATTCGTCGCGACTCTTCGTCATGCGTTTCAGCGCTGCCTTGGGCGATTCAGGCTCAGGACACACCGACGGCGCAGACGTGAACCGGAACACCGTCGTCTTGTGCTCGGTCGGTGGCGGTGTCACTGCGTCCTGCTGAGCGCACCCGGCAAGCATCAGCACAACTACCAGGGCGCACCTCACTTTGGCCGCCCGAAGCTCTTGACCATCTCTGTGATGGAATCAAGGCGGTAGTCTTGCTTTTGGTCTGAGGTGCGCAGCGTGTCGATGAACTTGTCACCGGACTCGCGGGATCGCTCAAGGGAGTCGACGCGCTGGGTCAGGAGAGCCTGGCTTGTCTGGTAGCTGTTGAGCGAGGCTTGAAGCGTCGAGAGCGAGCCCACGACATAGACGAACGCACCGATCGCAGCGGCAGACAGGACAGTCTGCAGGACAGGCACGACGATTTTGAACACCGTGCTGTCAGCGATGCGGGATACGTCTGTCATGGGGATTCCAAATTTCTCTAGGCGGTCCGAGCGAACTCGCCGTGATATTTCGTTGCGGCTACGCAGTAGGCAGCGTGAGCTTCCGCTGGATCCTTGAACCTGCCGAGCCGATATCGTTTGCCTTCAAACTTGATCTGGGCGATGAAAACTCCGGGAGTTCTGCAGTCCTCGTGGACTCCTTTGAATCCACATCTGTTCGCTTTGCTCATCTTCCGATTTCTCATGTTCTGAGCATGCGTACATATCCTCAGATTTTCCTTTCGGCAATCGAGCGTCAGGCCGTTTTTGTGATCAATAAGCATACCTTCGGGGCAATTCATAATGGCCCTATGGAATAGCTGGTTAGGGGTCCCTCTTCTCTTACTGACATTGCGGAAGACGTAGGGCAACCCATTTACATTCATCACGCGCCATCCGGGTTCGGACAGAAGCCCAAGATCTTCTTCATCCAAGGTTATCTCTAAGCCAGACACAAATACTGTGGGCATGGAGCAACCTCAATTGAATGATTTGAAGAATAGGCAGTTGTAAAAAAGGCCCATTGGAGTAGGCCAAGGAGGAGCAGGTGCGAATGAGGCCCTCGCTGAACGTGACGATCAGAGGTTCCGAGGGTTTGGGGAAACTGTGGACACAAAAAACCCGGCTCAGTGGCCGGGTTAGAGATCTGCGTGCGTCGGTGGAGAGTTGCGCACTATGGGAAATCTACGGTCAATTCCCCACCATGTCAATGTTTATGCTGCGTTTTCCTCTTTTTCCGCGTGAATTACCTGCCATACCGGCTGTTGAGCCTGAATATCCACTTCATGGATCACGGCCTTGAGTTGCTCCCACAGATCCAGCCAGTCACGATTCCAGTGCTTTGGCTCGATCGTTACCCCGAAGAAGGCGTGCATCTCAGCAGCAACCCTCGCCGGCCCCCATTCTGCCGCACCGGTTACTTCACCCTTGTAGGACTGCAGCGCCATGGTGACCAGATACTGGGCCTTCACGCGCTTAGCCGATGTCAGGTCAGGCAACGCCGCCTTGGCCTGGATGATCAGCACCGCGTTCATGACGTGCTGCATGGTCATGCAGGGGTGGTACAGGAAGTGGCCAAGCTGCTGCACCTGGAACGGCAGTGTGTCGATGGCGCGCAGCACCTTTCCGATCATGGTCAGGTGAGCTGCCCTGGCAGTTGAGCGGCCAATGGGCGCGCCGCGGGTCTCACTGATGCTGATTCGCTGGCGGACCACTTTGATGCGCTCTTCCTTTTCATCGCCCAACGCCGCGAAGACGGCCTCATGCCTGCGCATCCGCTGACCCTTCTTGATCGGCGCCGACTCAGCCTTGGCAATTGCGACCGCGCTGATGGAGGCGTTTGATTCGTGCTGTGCGTCTGTCCAGGCCTGACGTGCTCCGATAAGTCTCATGCTACCGCCCTCATTTCGATGATCAACTTGATGGTTTCAATCGCCCTGCCCGACTTGACCATCGCCGGGTCACACCGGTAGATCGTCCAGCCCAGACGCATCGCCGCGTCGTACTTCTTCATGTCTTCGGCGAATCCGGTTCCGCGCGTGTGACGGCCGCCAGTCCATCCGCCTCCCTCAACCTCAACTGCCAGCTTGTGAGCCGGTAAGGCGAAGTCGAAGCGCCAGTCACGCAACCCGGACGCCTTCAGCCGCTCGCGTAGACCTTTGCCCGGCCCGCCAGCTGCGATAGCGCCAAACCGATACTCTGGCTCGACCTCCAGCTTGTGAGCGCGCATGTGCAGTGCCAGCAGCTCCTCGGGTGCGCTCATGACTGCAACCCTCGATCCCTGGACTCCGTGATCAAAGGTGCCTGGCCATCGTCGAGCTTCCACTCCCATTCGTTGTGGCAGCCGGTGCAGAGACGAACGAACTGACTGGCAATGTCGGATAGCGGCGACTTGCACCATGGGCAGGGCTTCCCCTTCGCAGAATCCATCACGACACCGCCTTGGCTGGCACGCCCATATCGTTCAGCCAGTCCAGCGTGTACGCCGGAATTGCTTCTGCCCATTCTTCGGCCTCGGCCAGAATCACCCGGACAATGGAAGGCGGTGTGTGGGTGCCGATCAGAACCATCTCACCGCGGCACCGGATAACCATCCCCGGCAGCAATGCTTGTGGCGCGCCCTTGGTGAACTTCAGATTCAGAACGCTCATGCGGCTACCTTCCCTTCGCTGACGAGGATGTCGATGGTCCGCACCATGCCTTCGAGATGCATCATGCGGAGTTCGTGGTGGTTGAATTCGGTCTTGACCCGGCCGTCCACGCAGTCATGGCAGGCAGAGCACGCCCAGGCGCCCTGCAGGTCGTTCGGCTTGATGCCCATTCCGCTGCGGGTACCCGCCATTCGGTAGTGAGCGAGGATGGTGGTCTCCGGGTTGCCGTTGCAGACACCCGGAATGCGTATCTGACAGTCGCGGCCACGGGCGGCCTTCCTGAGCTTTGTCTGCTTCACAGGCCACCTCCGAACTGATGAGCGGCAGGATTCGAGCTGTAGCCGTGCTCGAGCAGAATCGCTGCGAGCCTGATGAGGGCCTTAATGGTCTTCATGCTGGCACCTCGCGGGACTCGGCTTTCTCAGGCGCGAAGTCGCCGCGCAGTGGCATCAAGAGGCTCTGACATATGAGCCCCTGAGCCACCTTGTACCGGCCGGGGATACCCTCCAATCGCGCTGTTAGGCTTGGGCCTGTAACTTTCCACGAAGGAACGTCAGCTCTTGTCCAGCAGCCGCTACTCATCCGCACATCGCCGGACGCATGGAAGGAAATCAACTCGACGCAGGAACCGGTGTTAGGCCCGCCTATGATTATCGCCAGATCACCCGACTTGAATTGATTGCTCATCAGTACCGGCCATCCCAATGATCTTGCGCTGACCACTTGACGCCCTGCTGAGACCCGAAAGCCTCGATCCAGGTGATCAAACTGGCGCACTGCTTCACGCTCAACTGCGACGTGTGTTCGAAGATCATGTCGATACCGTGCCCGTCCAGAGCCGGCACCAGCATCGGCGAGTGCCCGTCCTCCCTGAGCCATGCTGCGGTGCACAAACGCTTCCATACGACGACTGAGAGCTTTTGGCCGTGCCAGAGGACTTGCTCGGATACTTGCGTGAGCAGTTTGTGCAGCAGGCGGTTCTGATCCGAGCTGCGGTCCAGATCCTTGATGACGATCTTCTTCGGCTTGGTGAAGTCCGTACCGTGCAGCAGGCCCAGCAGGCGGCTGGTGTCGTCACGGCTGCGCATCACAATCTCTGTCATCGCGCACCCCCAAACCAGTACGTCTCACGGCCGTCGGAATGAACCTTTGAGTTATTCAGTAGGGTTTTGAGTTGGGACCAGGTCATGGCTTCACCGCCTGCCAGTAGCTTCCGTTGGCAGCTATCAGGCCCTTGCGCTTCAAACGCTGGCAGGCTTTGCTGACCTCTTCGCGGGTTGTCTTTACCCGGCCGCTCATGACCCACGCGGTGCAGCCGTTCACGGTGCGTAGGTAATCCAAAACTTTCGCATCGAGCGGATTCATGACTGCTGCTCCTGTTCCATGCCTGCGTCGATCGCATCGCGCACGGTTGCGAACGGGCCATCCAGCACCCAGCGGTTTCCCTCGTGGACTTCAGTCCCGTAGGCCTCACACTCTCTGTCCAGCCGATCAAGACGGGCTGCATCCTTGCGCAGCCGCACGATCTCCTCCGCCTGCGCCTGATTGTGCGAAGTCAGATCGTCGCAGCGCTTGAGGATGTCGGCGACGTGCATGCCCAATTCGTGAGCTGCGGCGTTCGGGCGAACCCACTCCGTCTTGTCGCTGAACTCCTTGTAGGCGGTCTCGAAGCGCTGGAGGCGTTCGTTTTCGGCCTTGAGCTGTTCAATCTGCTGGGCCTGCGAGCGCATAACTTCGCCGAAAGCCCGCATGTGCATGGCGTCTTCTTCGGTCTGGGCGATCAGCTCCAGCACTGCGGCAGGGCACGCTGCCTCGATGTACGCGACCGATATACGATCCAGCGCACCATGTTCCCAGCAACCGACGCTGCCGGCGCCCTCGACGTAGAACATGCGGTCACCGGTCATCATTGAGGATTCGCCCTCATACCGGCGCCAAACCTTCTCAGGCTGGGCTTCGGCAATGGCCTTCAGCTTCTGAATGGCGCTCATACTTTCACCTCAATACCCACAGCGCTTAGCGCCTCGATGACGTCTGCCGCCTTGTAGAACGGGACTGTCATGCGGTAGTCGCCGGATGGGAGGGGCTTGGGCAGGTTGACCGCCAGCGCGGCGCGGGAGGCGCGCCAGCCGGCCTCAAAACTTGCTAGGCTAACGGTCTGATCCGCAAGCCGGTACGCTCCCGCCCAGTCATCTCCTTGAATCAAGTGCGCCGCGATGCTGCTGCGATGCTTTTTGTACTCTTCCCGCATTTTCTCGATGCTCATCGGAACACCTCCTGCAGATTCACCGGCTTCACCACCGTCTCAACTCTGTGCCCGGTGCCGACTGCGGCTACCAGGGTGATGGCTGCTATGCAGATCCAGATTTTTGAGGCGCTCATACGTGCCTCCGGTCGTGGAAGTTGCCGCCACGGCGCTTGAACAACGAACTGACCTGAGCCTGAGCTGCATTGCCCGCATCGCGCAGACTTACCTCGGCGTTGCCGGCGTAGCCCTTCCACACGACTTCGTCGCCAGCCTTGCCGGAGAAGACGAGCAGCACTGCTGTCGGCTCGCTCTCCACGTCGTCGGCTTGAATCCAGTCGGCGCAGGTGCGCAGGTACTCGGCGATCACGTTGCGCTTTGCCTGCTCCGAAGCGACACGGCGGTTGTGCGCAGTCCGGGATGCGGGGAATTGATGGATGTCTGCACTCATGGCTTCGCTCCATGCAGAACGCTCATGCAGTCAAAGCAGGACTGGTTCATTCGCAGCCCGTGCGGGCAACGACGTGCTTCTGCCGCCTTCAAAAGCCGCGAAAACTCTTCTGCCTTGGTGATAACGTCCACAGTCGCCTTCTTCGCGGCCTCACCATCGTTGGCGAGCAAGTCGTAAAGGTCAGGGCTGACAACCATCGTGCGGGCCGGGAGGACGTCCGAAAGGATGAGCTTGATGTCCATTCCTGAAAGAGTCGTCTTGCTCATGCGCTCACCTTCAGCCCGACCGCTTCGATGTTCTTGATGAACTCGGCGCCAAAATCTTCACAGCACAGCTGGAGTTCTGGGACTTCAATCACCAGCGTCGAACGAGACGCCTCCCAAGACATCAGCGCGAGCCGGAGGGAAGGGTCCGCAAAGCTTCCATCGTCTCGCGACCACGCCAGATTTAGCTCCGCTTGCGCCCTGATGCCCTTGCCGAACATCTCGGTCATTTCCGCTAGATACCAAGCGGTGAACTCTTCGCGACTGCTCATACCGCACCTCGAATCACGCGCACGTTGCTTTCAGTCACATCAACCGCCCGGCGCTGGCTGCCGTCATGGCGCACGAATCGGTTATCTGAACCACGTGTAATCAGCACCATGTCGTTGAGATTGCCGACGACCTGGAAGCCTTCGGACTTGAGGGTCTTGTTATGGTCGGTGATCATTGCGCGATCCCCTTCAGCAGCGATTGCAACTGCTTGAGCTTGCCCAGGGCCTCGGAATTGCTCTCCTGCTCAGCGGCAACCGACAGGGCAACCTCTTCGATGCGGGCGGCCATCTTTTTCAGGCGAGCACCGATGTCATCGGAAAGAGTGATCACTTCGGCGGAAAGGCTGGCCAAGGCATCCAGCGCACCGGCTTCATGCTTCTTGATCGAAACGACGGTGTCATTGGCTACTGTGGGCATGATCTGTTCCTTGATTGGCTTAGGTGTAAAGGCTTCACGCTGGTATTTGCCGCCGACGGGCTCACGGATAATCCCGGCATCGCGCAGTTCGCAGAGGGCACGGCGGATAGCGGGTGCTGCTACGGCAGTGGCGTTAGCGGCCAATGCAGCTCCGTGGATGTCGTGAGCGCTCCAGCACTCCTTGATGGGCACGAATCCAAAGACCTTTTGCGCAATGGATGACTGCCCGGCGAGCAGTTGTTGCTGACGTGATTCGGAAACAGCCATCAGAAACGCTCCTTGGCGCCGTAGCGACTCGACATGCTGGCCGGCTTTTGCGGCTCAGGTTCTGGGTCAGGTTCTTTCCAGCCGGGAGCGAGCGGAACGAACCGGTTGTATTGGCCCTGATATCCGACGTGTACGGTGCAGGCCTGTACGTCGCGGGCGATGCCGAGGATGATTTCTGCTACGCCCTTGTATTGGGTGTCCGCGTGGTAGACCTCGTCGCGGTAAACGAACAGCACCAGGTCGGCGTCCTGCTCGATGGTTCCGCTGTCGCGCAGATCAGAGGGGATTGGGCGTTTGTTTGGGCGCTGCTCCAGTGCTCGGTTGAGCTGGGAAAGCAGGATCACGGGGACTTTCAGCTCTTTGGCCAAAAGCTTTGATTGGCGAGTGATTTCGCTTACGCGCTGCAAGCTATTCATTGAGGCATCCTCGGCATCCAGCAGGCCAAGGTGGTCAATTACGATCAGGTCGAGTCCGTGGACCATCTTGTGCCGACGCGCCATTGCACGAATCCGGCCGATGCTCAGTCCTGGCCGATCCGAGAGCTTGAGCGTGGAGTTGATGACCTTTCCCGCAGCCGCAGACAGTGCGGACGAGTGGGTTTTCATAGCGGACCCGTCCTTCAGCTTATCCAGCGGGATTTCTCCCTCTGCCGCAATCAGTCGGTCCATGAGCTGCGCGTTGCTCATTTCCAGGCTGATGATCAAGACGTTTTTCTTGTCGCGAATGGCGTTGTGCCTAGCGATGCCCATCGCAAAGGTGGTCTTACCCATCTTCGCCCGGCCGGCGATCACGATGAGCTGCTCAGGCTTGAGGCCTTGGACCTTTTCGTCCAATTGAGGAATACCCGTGCTGAGCCCGTCGAGTTTGCCGCCCAGTTGCTCGCGACGCTCAAGCTCATTGACGTGCACACGCATGACATCCGCCGCGCTGACGATGTCAGGGGTAGCGGATTCGCCATCAATGGCGAGAACCTCTGCTTGGGCCTCGGCAACCTTGTCGGCGGTGGATTTCTGGCTGTGCGCGATCAGGTGAATCTGTTGAGAAGCAGCTATCAAGGCGCGATCAAGGCTGCGCTCCTGAATTATCTTTGCGTAGGCACCAGCGTTCGCAGTACTTGGTGTGTTCTGGTTGAGCAGGACGGTGTAGGCCAGCGCTGACGACCCATCGTCCATGTTCCCCATACGCTCTGCCACGGTCAGTACGTCGATGCTGCCCTGTTCGGCACGCAGCGAGAGAATCGCCCGATAGACCTGAGCGTTCTCGGGCCAGTGGAAATCCGTTTCAGCGATGTCAGCGGTAAGTGTGTCGATCAGCTCAGGGCTAATCAGCATGGCGCCCAAAACGCTCTGTTCGGCTTCAAGGCTGTATGGATCACGCATTGTAATTGCCCTCCACAACCTTGACGAAGTTGCGAGGCGCGATCAGCCAGTCAAACGATGCGCAGAATGGTTTGTCGCCGTTCTTCCCCTGCACTTTGCCAGTCAGGAAACGAGAGGCCTTGACCATCGCGAAGTAGTCAGCCCAGAAGCCAAGATCACGATGAACATCGGATTCACGCCACCGGGCTTGCAGCGTCTTTTTGCGACCCGCATTCAGCAGTGCAACCGCTGGCAGTTCAGGAAGAGCCAAGTGGTACAGGCGGACAATCTCCTGATACGGGCATGGCTCAACTGCAGGGTTGCTGCGAACGACCTTTTCAGGAATCAGCTCAACTTGCGAAGGTTGACGCTCGGCGTCGACGACTACTTCGATAGAAGTAGTATTTGTATTTATGTCTTTATTGTGTGGTAAGAACGCCACATTGGACGTGGTGGAAACGCCACACTGTGGCACTTCTTTTTGCTTTGTCGGATGAGTGTTTTTCTTGTCGATTACCCACTCATTGATCGGTGCGAAACCGATAGGGCTTCGACTTCCCCCGACACGGTAGATGACGCGCTGACGGATAAGCTCACAGATTGCCCGCGATACATCCTCACGGTGGATGCCTGACATCTGAGCGATGTAGGAAGCCGCTATACGAGCGTTCTCAAGGTTGTAGCCTGCTGTTTGACGATGGATAGCCAGGGCGACACGAAGCTCACGCCCAGACAAGTCGGCTCCGATCAGAGCCTCGTAAAGGTCGTTGTCCATCCGGGTGAATCCCCCGGTATTGCGAAGTGGGATGACATTGCTCATAATCAGGTCTCGGATGATTTGAGAACTTGTTCAACGGTTGGCGCCGTCGGACACAACGAAGCCCGCAGATGAGCCAAACACTCACTGCGGGCTTTTTGCTTTCTGTCTTTCGAGTACATGTTCCGAACTGAGCGGGCATGAAGCATCGCCACCGCTTGGTGGAACTCCTTGCTCATCTCAAGTTGGTCAGCAGGAAGTGTCAGCATTACTCCTCCTGCAACTGGTCAACGCCGTCGATGTGCTCCATCCAGCGCTTCGATGCGTGGATCAGCATCTCGATATCGCGCTCGTTGAAGCAGCGCATCTCGGCCGGAACAATCTTCAGGTCGAGCACCGCCAGGATCTGAGCGAACTGCTCAAACTTCTCCGGCTTCATGCGGCTGATCGTCGCCTCATCGCAACCCACTGCAACCGCTACTGGCGCATTGCCCACCGATGCAAGCTTCTGCACGATGAAGTGGTAATTCTTGCGGGACCTTACAAGCTGTTCTTGGCTTAATTGGTTGGTCGACATGGTTAGGCCGCCGACGCGAGTTCAGGCCAAATCACGGTCCAGTCATTTGGGCGTAGGGACTGCCGGGTCAAGAGACCCAGAGTTTCCCGCTCAAGAGACGAGGCCACGCTGGCGGACGCTTGCTTGTTGCCGTAGGCAATCTGTTTCAGGTAGCCGCGAGTGGTCCCGGTTCTTTCTACAACCTCATCTGAGGCTGTTTTGAGCCACTCCAATAACTGTGTGTGTTTGGTTCGCATCACGGAATCTCCTAAGTGATGCGCCAATTCTTACCCATAGGTAAGGCATAAAGCAATACCCACAGGCCATTTACCTAGAAGTAACGGGAAAGCATATTTGCGCCATGGACAAAAAATTGATTCGCAAAGCAAATCTTCAGCTTCTGATTGACCGTCAATTCGGTATTGGTAAGCATGGTGCAAAGGCCGAGTTCGCACGCCGCATGGGCAAACAGGCCGACTACATTTCGAGATGCCTCTACCCGCCCGACAAGGCTGGATCGAAGAATGTGGGAGAGGATCTTGCGAGGGATATTGAGAAGGAATTCAAACTGGAAGAATACGCTTTCGACAAGCCTGGCCTCGGTGGCTCGGATGTGATCGACATCGAAGGGCTCCCAGCCGCCCTCGCCCAAAAGATAAAGAGCTATCGACCCATTGTCGCCGTGGAGCGTTTCGACATCGCCGGCTCAATGGGGCACGGCACGGAGCCTCCCGAGATGAACATGGTCGTCGAGAACATGAGGCTGGATGCCAACTGGGTTCGGCAAAACCTCACTTACACGAACGTGGATAACCTCAAACTGATATCGGGCCGGGGCGACAGCATGGCGCCGACGATCCGCAGCGGTGACGCTGTGCTGGTTGACTCAGGGGTAACCTCGGTCGAGTCAGACGCGATTTACTTCTTCCTCATGCGTGGTCAGCTCCAGATCAAAAGGATTCAACGCGGGCTGGATGGACTGACGATAATCTCGGACAACAGCCAGTACCCCGCTATACAAGTTCCAGGTGATCGCGAAGAAGATATCACGGTGCTAGCCCAGATCATTTACTGGTGGACCGGCCGCAGCTTCTAAAGCTATGGATGGCACGCAACCCTAACGCTGCTGGTAGCGGCATATGTAATGCACGGAGCTGTGATGGATGGCGCAACAGAAAACGATTCCATACGACGACGCGATGCTTGCCGTTGCCGCTTTCAAGCTATGGCCCAAAGGCTTGGTTTTCGACTGGAAGACCTCATCAACTAAGCGGTTCCCGGCACCATTCAGCTTTCGCAGCTCGTTGGCTCTGGACGAAGCCCAGACCAAATTCGCCGAGGACTGGTTTGTCGAACTGTATTTCAAGAAGAACCTTGTTCCCGGAGTCAGGGACACCCTGTCGATGACATTTGTCGTCAACAAGGCCAGGGTGGTGTCTATCGATGACAACGGCCAAGGGGCGCACTTGAACAAGATCGGCGCAGGGTTGCCCCACTATCAGGCTGCAGTTGATTTCCCGCATCTGCACATCCCGATCCCGGAAAGCAGTTATGGGTACGCCGAACCGCTGAACAGCACTACTGTTCAATCGCTATGGGAGCTATTCTTGGAAAAGGCAAATATTACGGGAGCCCCAAGAATAGAGCTTCCTGAGGCCGGACAAATGGACCTATACCGATGAATTGCACAATGATCAGCAGCCAGCTTGGCTTCAAGTGCAAGCCTGTCAGTGACAGCGTTTACTACATAGAGTCGCCGCTCACACTGGCTTTCGACGGCAACCTCATTGGGGCGTATGTCCAGGACCTTGGCAACGGCAATATGCGGATCAGCGACAACGCTGATACGCTTTTCTCGGCCATGACTCACGGGCTTAGGCCTACTGCGGCCAAGGGCCGGAAAATGGCTGAGCTGGTCGAGATGAGCGGCTTGGAACTCTCGGACGGTGGGGAGATATTCAAAACCTGCACACAGGATCAACTGCCGTTCTATCTCGCCCGGTTCGTTGAGGCTGCCGAACATGTCGGGTTTGCGTGCAACAAACTTCGGCCTTCTCCAATTTCCCGATTTGATCGAGTGATCGAGACGGCGCTGCGTGGCGCTTATCACGGACGTCTCAAAACCGACTTCCACATCGTTGGTGCAAGCGGGCATCAATTGACGCTGCCCTTCGCCATCGTTGATGAGGGCGAGGAGTCGACTGTGATCCAGACGATTCCTACCAAGAATGGCAAGGTTGACTGGAGCTTGGTCTACCGCGCAGTGGGCAAGATGCTCGATATCAAGAACGCGCACTCCGGCGCCATACGCAAAGTGATTCTTGAACCAGGTGATGAGGACGATAACCGCAAGGCCGCTACAGCGTTAACCGACGCGGCGGAAGTCCTTATCTATACCGGAACCAATCACCTCCTGGAGCAAATAGCAGCTTAATCGCTGATCGTTCGCCATCTATAGGCCCGCCACTGAGCGGGCTTTTTTTCGCCTATTTGAAAATATCTTACCTAAAGGTATTGACCGGATGTTTTACCTAAGGGTATTGTTCACCCATCGAAACGAATCAGCCCCTACCAAGGGACTCACGGATCGGTAACCCGCTCTTTAGACAACTTGGGAACCTCGCGACCGACTACCCCTTAACCGGTAAGCGCGAGCAACAAATAGTCGATCCCATGCCAGCTCTGGAACTGGCCGTGCTCACCAGATGTGAGTGCGCGAAACCACGCAAGCCAGCCAGCGAAGAACACCGAGTACGAAATGTGTGACGCAGGCCAGCGATATGAATCCGGCGACGAAGCGTGGCGGAGAAACCGAACGATTTCTGAAGCGCCTGGGCGACCGGGCGTTTTGGAAATCCATAGGAGGAAACGTGATGGCTACAGAACAAAGAGCACCCTACCCGCGCTCAGCAGACAACGCCGACAAGATGAACCTGCCGGAAGGCAAGACCTGCGGCGACTGCGCCCACTGCCGCCGCTGCACGATGATGTTCGGGCACATCCCAGAAGACGAGTCCTGCGACTGGAGCCCGTCCCGCTTCACGCCGGTAAAAGTAACCGCATAAAGCAACCTGGAGCACCCCATGCCAACCCTCCCCTCACCCCCACAAGCATGGGGACTGCTGACAGCAATACTTTCGCTGCACGCCCTCGCGCTGGGGCTGATGGTGGCTTGGTCTTGAAGTAACCGATCACCTCTTACGAGGCTGCATCGGATTGTCCTCTGCCCTTGGTGGTAGAGCTGGACTCAGCCAGTGATGGCTTACCGGCGAGTGCGCATTGCGCTCAGAGGGCAGCCCGATGCAGATGAAGGCCCGGGCTGACGGGCAACGACGCAGGCTCATAAGTGCGGCGCCAGTGGGCGAAAGCTGGCTGGCTTGGTTGAACCTGACACTTCACACGCAAGGGGGAGATCAGCACCCACCATCTGCATCACCCCATTCAACAGGTACCCACTGCCTTCCCAGTGAGCGAGCAATAGGAGATACCGCCATGAAGTAAGCCAGCCGATTCACCTGCGCGTCGCAGTAAGCCTGAAGGCTGCGACCAACACCTAACAGGCAGCGGACAGCAGGGTCGTCGATGTCACCGCGCATTGGCCGAGAGGTAGGCCCACCCCAAGCAGAACACCGTGGCAGTGCCCGCACATGCGGAACCCTTTCCCCACCGAACCCACTCCAACTGACTCCTCTCCGCTGCCCATGGGGCCCTTTGCGTTCTTGAGGCGTCAGTTGGAGTGTGTTTGGTCAATCCGCAAGGAGATTGAGCATGGACAACGAGCGAAAGCCGCGCCGAGTGAAGGCGAAGATCACCCGCACCGTTACCGAATGGGCAATCGTGATTCTGGCCCGTGACGGCAGCGTTGATGAGTTCGAAGAAACGATCGAGGAGCTGGAGTGCGGTGAGGTTCTTGAGCTTCACAGCATAGGCAACGTGATCAGCGTTCATCCTTAAAACCACCGCCGACGGAGGCGACCATGAATGCTTTAGCCAAAGCACAGTTCGAGTATGACAACCGCCTCCCGGTGGAACTCTGCTCGATCGCGGAACGGATCTGGATCGACGACGCAGCGGAACAGTTGCTGCTCGGCGCCGACGTCAAGTTCAAACGATCCCTCCACTCTCCCCAGGGCGTTACCTACGAACAGTTCGCCGCTGCGGTGGATGAGTTCGTGATAGGCCAACTCTCTGCTTTTGGCATCAGCAACTCGGTGCTGGGCCGACTGGTGCTGGCCGCCAAGCGCCGCGCATCGTCAGACGCCTGTACTGCGGCCGCTGAGGCCCTGAACAGTCCCAACCCTGACGAGGCGTTGCGCCAGATCGCGGTCACGCTGCTGACGCCGCTGGCGAAGGATGCGCTGATTGCTCAGGCCGAGGACGACGCTCTGTGAGCCCTCACATTTTGGCCGACGAATACCTGGAGACGGTCGAGTCTTCAGCCTGCCCAGCGATGTACGAAGTGATCGTGCTGCGCAACTTCACCCGCCTGATGGATGAAGGTCAGATCACCACCGAAGAATTCACCCACTACTGCAAACGACTTTATGCCGCGCTTGAACGTCGGCAAGGGAGAGCGGCATGAGCAAGATTCCAGAAGTGATTTTGCAGGCTGGATGCACGGCCTACGGCGCAGAGTTTCTAAATGGCTCTGGCAGCCTAGGTGACGGCATCGAAGCCGCTTACTTCGCTATCCATGATCATGATGACTGGGCTCGTCCGGGACCTGAAGCATGGAGCGGCGAAGGCGTTCCACCAGTCAGCGCGGTGTGCATCTTCAACACTGAAAAGGTATACGACGAGGAATGGCACCCAGTTCTCCCGCGCCACGAGGATATCGAGGTGACGATTGTCGCGCATGTCGTTCAACCGATATCAGGAATGACAGTGGCCGTGTTCACCTTCCAGTGCGAGGGCGGTATTCAGGTTGAGATGGGTGTAGCGGAATTGTTCAAGCCGAAGCCAACCGCCGAGCAGATCGCGGAGGAAAAGCGAGCCCATGAAATCTGCGAAATTCGCACGCTGCTCGAAGCGGAGCCTTTGAATTCAACTCTGTTGGCTTATGCGATTCACGCAGCCGGCTACCGCAAACAGGTGCAACCATGAACGCCATGTACCAGATCGGAATCACCGTCCAGCGCCCGGCTCAGCCTGTAAAGGCGCCCCGTCTCTGCCCTCCAACCTTGGACATGATGCGCCTTGACGCTGCTGTGACCGCAGCCATCGCTCAGCGTGACAAGCTCTGGTCTGAAGCTGTTCGGGTTGCTGGTGGGATGGTGCAGTCATGAGCAAGAAGATCAGGCTTAACGTTACAGCGTTGACAGGAGAAGTTATTGCGGGTTTCGAAAACGCGAAGGGCGACTCGATAACAGAAGGATCGCGGCAGAAGGTCACAAGTGACTTTATGAAGGCTCTGATTTACAAGGCTGAGTATCACGGTGGCGCATTCGATATTCACGGCAATGGTGAGGTTTGGGATGTATTGGTAACCAAGAGAGTGCAGCCATGAGCCAGCCAATCGTCAAATCCCTGATCGACGATCAGATCGCCGAGATTGAACGCAGTCTGGCAATGCTCGGCTTCAGCGCGCCAAGCGTTGAGCTGCCCGAGCATATGGCAGTGCCTGAAGACCGGGTGCTGATGGTGTTCAAGGGCCTGACCATGCTGGACGCCATGCGCGAGGCTGAACGGGCGCATATCTCGAACCCTGAGGCGTGGAGCCAGCGTCAGTGCTGGTGTGGCGAGTGGACGCTTTCCTACGAAGTTCGCCTATGACCCGGTACCAGCACGCAAAGCGCGTGACCCTATGGCGCGGCAGTTTCTTCACTCTACTGCTTTGCACTGCCTGGATGCTCGCAAGCTCCTACGCCTCACACATCACGCAATAACCCCCCACCCTATTCAATCGCAGCGCCCCGGCACACGGATGGCGCGGGAGACTCCGCATGTCTGAACAAACGCACACACCCGGCCCATGGCGCGCTAGAAAGGTAGGCGGTCAGGGTTTTCCTGGGCAGGTCGGTTACGCCATCGACTTCAACGTCGATCAAGAGCAGGTCGTTGACTTTGTCTATGAGGAAGCAGATGCGCACCTGATCGCGGCTGCACCTGACCTTCTGGCAGCGCTCAAGTACGCACTTGATGCGCTGGCCCACTGCGCAGCTGACAAAGGGTTCGCTGGTATGCAAACCAAAGCAGCGCACATGGCAAACACCGCAATCAGAAAGGCTGGAGGGCTGTCATGAGTGCAGAGAACAAGACTCACTTCAAGAAGGCTTTCAACAGCCCCTACCTGAGCAGCGCCGATATCGTCGGGCATATGACCTTCACCATCGCCAACGTCCGCCTGGAACAGGATAAGACGAAGAAGACTAAGGATATGTTCAACACGGCCTACTTCGTCGAGCGCGAAATCCGCCCAGGCGAGAAACTCAAGCCGATGATCCTCAACGTCACCAACAGCAAAACGCTGAAGACGCTGACGAACTCGCCGTTCATTGAAGACTGGCAGGGCGTGAAGATCACCGTCTACGTGGACTCGAATGTAAAGTTCGGGCGTGAGGTCATGGAGGGATTGCGGATTAGCCCGAAGGCACCAGTGGTGGCATGGCTCACTCCTGAAAACCTGAAGGCCTGGAACAACGCCAAAAACGCATACAAGCGCGATGGCAATCTTGATGCCGTACTTGCCCGCCTATCCATGACCGATGAGCACCAGCAGCAGCTGATGCAGGAGTGTGCCAATGAATCGGCAGTGGCATGACATCGAGCAAAACACCGAGGTTTGGCAGGCACTGAGAACCGGCAAGGCCACGGCATCGAACTTTTCCTGCTTCATGGCAAACGAGGGCAAGGCCTTCGGCGAGCCAGCCAAGCGATACGCACTTCAGATCGCGCTGGAGCGTATCACCGGACGCAAGGCTGAGTTCGGGTTCAAGAACGCGGAGATGGAGCGCGGACACGAACAGGAACCGATTGCCCGGATGCTGTACGAAGACGAGCGATTCGTCGAAGTCACCAACGGCGGCTTCTTCGACCTTGGCGAATACGGTGACTCTCCTGACGGCCTTGTCGGCACTGATGGTGTGCTGGAAATCAAATCAGTCATCGCTGGCGTCCATTACGACACGCTTCGCAGGGGCTCATTCGACCCTTCATACCGCTGGCAGCTTGTCGGGCATCTTGATTGCACTGGGCGCGACTGGGTGGACTTCACCAGTTACTGTTCTGACTTTCCTGAATCGAGCCAGCTGATCATCTACCGGCAGGATCGGGACGACTTCAAGGAGGAGTTGAAGCGCCTCGCTGATCGGCGCGCCCTGTTCCTTGAGCTGGTCAACGAAACCATGAACGCCATTAATGAAGTGGTCGCAGCATGAGATGGGACGCGCACCGGGCAGCAGAGCCCGAGGTAGCAAAATCTCTGCACCAATACGTGGACGCCGGGGTTTATGCGGCTGCTAAGGCGCTGGGGCGATCCACTCGCAGCATCAACCGAATCGCCAAGCAGCACGGCATCGAGTTCTCAACCAACACCGAAGCCACCCGGCAGCGCCGGCGAGCAGACCGCGATGCCCTGGCCGCCAAGATCAGTGAGCTGGCCGGCACCAGGTCGCAATCGCAGATCTGCGAAGCCTTGGGCATCACCCGCGCAATCCTTCGTGAAATCGCCGAAATCCACTACATCGACATCAACAGTCGAAAGCGAGCCTGACAATGATCAGCCTTGAGTTGAGCAGCATCCAGCACAACAGCATCCAGTCGGCCGAGATTGCCGCCGCTGTTGCCGAGTACGAGCGCAGCGGTGGAGTCATCCATAAGCTGGAGACCACCCAGCGGGTTGCGCTTCCCTTCAATAGCGAGACGATCGCCTACGGCTACAAGACGGCAGGCCAGAGTGAACGGAAGGCCCAGGAGGCGCTGGCTTTGGAGCGGCGCACCGTGGAACAGCTCAGGAAGCTTTCGGGCGTTGGCCTGAAGGCTGCGGCGGCGCAGATCGGCGTCAGCGCGGCGCGGCTCGGACATCTCGCCAAAGAATACGGCATCACCTTCCCGTCGAAGATCAGGCCGGCCTCGGCTCTGGCGCTCAAGCGTGAAGCCGAAGCGTTGCTTGTGCCGGACATCACGCGGCGATTTGCCGAAGGTGCCAGCCAGCAGGACGTGATTCGAGAGTTCGGGCTGACTCGCGAGCGACTGGTGAGAATGGCGAAACATCACTGCTTCGACCTTCCCGGCGCCGTCGATGAGGGAGCTGACCGCAAGTTGATCGAGCGAATCAAAGCGTTCAGCGAGCTGGGCGTGCCGCGCACCACCTGTGCCAAGTGCATGGGGATCAGCCCCAAGAAGCTGTTGCGGATCATCGCAACGTACTCGGTTCACTATCCGGCGAATCAGCGGTGAAGCGCATCCGCACACGAGTGACGCAGCGCCGCCGACAGGAACACATCCACCTCCCCTCAAGCGGTTTGAAGGAGCCAGTTCATGGCGATGACCCAACAGCAGCGCGACGAGAAGGCAGCGCTGAAACGGAAGGCAGTCGGCGAGGAGGAGTTGAGGCTCCGAGTCAGGCCCGGCACGAAGCAAGCCCTCGCTGAGCTGATGGCCTGGGCAGAGATCGAGGAGCAAGGGGAAGCGCTGACGGTGATGATTCACCGGCTTCACGAATTAGGGCCTGATCGGTCCCGGCCGTTGCTGCTCGTACCGCGCCACGAATATCAGCCATCCAAAATCGTGGCGCGCCTTTTTGCTGAGAAAAGCATGTTGATGATCGGCAAGGACCCAGGCGACGAGATCATCAGTCCGGTCATGCAGGCGTAACACCACGCCTTCGATGTAACGCACGCATAACTAAATCCCACCACCAGCCACCGAACCTTCGGAGGCTTTCGCATGGAGCATTGCCATGAACCCCGAACAACGCCACCAAAAATGGATCGCACAGCGCAAAGCCGAAGAGGCCAAGCGCCGGGAGCGAGCGGCGGAATGCTTGAAGGATCACGAATACACCGTGCTGGCTGACACAGATCAGTTGAAAGCGTGGCGCTGCAAGGCCCCAGGCAGCACAGCCTATGCCTTTGACATCCTCATGACACGCTTCGGCATTGCCACAATTGGCGACATTGACGGATTGACCTTCAGCGTCGGCCTCTCCTACGGTATCGAGTTTCTAGCAGGCAAAGACATCGGCTACTACATCCATTCAAAACTTGAAGGGCACTGTCGCGAACGCGAGTTTGATGAAGACGCCTTCCGCGCGTCACTAGTGAATGGTGTGTGCAGCCAAATCTGTGAAAACACCCGCGATGACGACGAGTACGCAGCCTTGCCCGAATGGATGCGTAACGACGGCGGGCCAGGCGAGGCAGGTCGCTGGGACGAGCTTTGCGCATTCGTCGAAGCCCGGCACGACGCCATTGAGTATGGAGAGGACGGCTATGAATTCTGGGACGGTTTGAATGATCGCCTGGATGAGGCAAATCACATCGGCGACACCCATGAAGCCTTCAGTTTCATGAGCTCAAACCACGACGAGCTTGGGCTTGGCTGCGATTACTGGGAGATCACTATCGACAAGCCGCGCGAAAGCCTCATCAACCGTCTGTATCTCATCAATCACGCCGCCAAGGCGATAGTCGCCCAACAGGGCGAGGCGAAAGCCGCCTAATCACCGTATCGCCCCTGTCTTCGCTCATGACCGTATCCCCTTCCTGTGGAGCGGTAAGCGTAGGCCATTTTTCCCCATCGCATGGAATCGAACCATGAGCCAGCAGCATCAGATTCTGGTTGGCGACTGCATTGATATGATGCGGACGCTGCCGGACCAGTCAGTTCACACCTGCGTAACCAGCCCGCCCTACTTCGGCTTGCGCGACTACGGCGTCGAAGGCCAGATCGGCCTGGAAGAGACGCCCGCCGAGTTCATTGCGCGGCTTGTTGCCGTCTTCCGCGAAGTGCGTCGAGTACTCCGCGACGACGGCACGATCTGGGTGAACATGGGTGACAGCTACGCCGGCAGTTGGGGCGCTGAAGGGCGGACCACGTCTCATGGCAACACAGCTTATAACGCCAGCGCCATGCAGCGAAACTCGATAACCAATCATCCGAAGCGTGCCCGTAAGACCACTTCGGACCCCAGAGGCTACGGTCTCAAGCCGAAAGACTTGATGGGCATGCCGTGGCGTTTGGCGTTCGCCCTGCAGGACGACGGCTGGTATCTGCGACAGGACATCATCTGGCACAAGCCGAACCCTATGCCAGAGTCGACGCGTGATCGATGCACGAAGGCCCACGAATACCTGTTTCTGCTCAGTAAATCCCGCCGGTACCACTGCGACATGCAGGCGATTCGAGAGCCGGCTGCCGAAAGCAGCGAGGCGCGGTGGTCGCAGGACATCGAAAGCCAGGCAGGAAGCGAGCGGGTTCCAGGCAAAACAAATGGGCCGATGAAAGCAGTCGGTGGAAGCCGCAGCAACCGAGACAGCTTTCAGCGCGAAGGATCGAAGCGCGAGCAAACGATCCCAGGCCAAAACAAGGGCACGCATCGACCAGATCGAGAGCCGAGCAGCTGGGACTTGCTGACCAGAAACAAACGCAGCGTCTGGACGGTGTCCACGCACAGTTTCAAGGGCGCCCACTTCGCCACCTTCCCGCCCGACTTGATCCGGCCTTGCATTCTGGCCGGCGCGCCGCGCTGTGGTGTTGTCCTGGACCCGTTCGGCGGTGCCGGTACCACGTCGCTGGTTTCGATGCAGGAGGGGCGTCGGTCAATCATCTGCGAGCTGAATCCTGATTACGCATCCATGGCGCGGGCCCGTATCGACGCCGCATGGCTGGATGGCGCCGCTCAGATGGACGTCTTTCACGACGCGCCGCCGGCGGCTTGAACAACCCCTTCCCTACTTTGAATCACGCCACCGGCGAGGTGCTGCCATGCAACGCGTCTATATCAGCGGGCCGATGTCAGGCCTGCCGGACTTCAACTACCCGGCATTCAATGCGGAGGCCGCCCGCATACGTGCACTCGGCTACACCGTTGAGAATCCCACCGAAAACCCGCCAGTCCCTGGGCACGTGTGGGAGCTGTACATGCGCGCCGCCCTCCGCCAGATGCTGACCTGCGACACCGTGGCGTTCCTGCCCGACTGGCGTCAGTCCCGCGGCGCCAACGTAGAAATCGAACTCGCCATCCATCTCGGCATGGCTGTCATTCCAGCAAGCGGCATCGTTTCGCCGCAGGAGGGGTTATGAGCAAGCCAGTCGTACGAACGACAACAGGGGCGAAAGTCACGCTTACCGTCGAGCTGAGCAACCTTGGCTCGTGGGGGCCCGACTGCCTGTTGGACCAGGTTTACCGGCAGGCTCGAGAGGCAGCGGTCGGCCGCCTGAACCGTGCTTTCAAAGAAGACAGCCGCAACATCCGAATTCTTGGGCCGGTGATTGTTGAGTCCATCACCACTGACATGGAGAAACGAGCATGAGTCAGCTATGCAAGCGGTTGAGCGGTTGTCCTGCAGAGCGCTTGGCAGTCTGCCGTGGGGATGTTGCTCCGGCAGGTGATGGCGTCGACTTCGGCATCGATGGCCGATCGGTCCGCGTGTCGCAGGATGCGTACTCGATCTTTCTCGCCCGGGAGCAGATGGGCAAGGATCGCGTCGCCGCCCTACAGCAGCGCCTGAACATCGCTGATCAGCGCGTGTGTGATCTGACCGTAGAGCGTAACAGGCTCAAAGAGAGGCGCATGGACCTTTTGCAAGATGTGCTGGACGCTAAAGAAGTCATGCGCGTTATTGGTGTTGACCAAGCCAGATTCTCTAAAATGTTCAAGGCTTTTGCGTCCCATGCAGGCGCGCTCCAATCCGACCTGACCAAGGCGCGGGAGTTGCTGCGCCGCATGACGACAGATTATGCGTGCTGCCTTGAGGCTGGGCACGAGCGAATCACAGGCCTCGGTGGTGACTGTGACAGCGTCGAGAAGATGCTTGACGACAACCGCGACTATGCGGAAGCACGCGCATTCCTCGCCACCCCCATCGCCTGCAACGTCGACGAGATCTGCGGGCAAGATGCAGAAGCGGCGAAGGGTGGTGCGTGATGCCTCTCATACAAAAGCCAGCGGGTCGACAAGGCTACGACCAGAAGTGCGACGACGGTTTCCTTGTGAACGGCTACCGCAAAATTTTCAAAGGCGGCTACGTCCGATGGCACGGCGGGAAAATGTACGCGCCAGAGTTCAAGGATTGGACCGGCCTCTGGGTGTTCATGGAGATCAGCGACTACCTCGCCATTGAGTCGCACTGCTACACCGAAAGGGCATTTCATGGCGATCCTATTGCCACCTACACCCAATCGGAATGGGATGAACTGACGGAAGAGGAAAAGAAGACATGACCAACAACACACAGCTGGTGTGTGTGCCGCGTGAACTTCTGGAGCGCCTGCAATTGGCACTATCCAACTGCTATTGCCCGGAAACCTCAGTTACGACTGATCTCTGGAAGTTGCTCGCAGCCCCTGCCGAGGATGTCCGCGCAGTGGTGGAGGAGCCGGTGGCGACAGTCGTAACAACGCGTTCTCATAGCCTGCCCATGATCATGTCAGACGGCAGTTTAAAGTCGGGAGCAGTTGTCGAGCAAAAGTCTGCGATCTTACATGCGGACTTGCCGGACCTGACGCCGCTCTACCGCCACCCGCAGCGCCCGGTCGAGTTGCCGGAGCGCTACGAGCGGCTTCACGTTTCTGAATACCGTGCCGGCTGGAACGCCTGCCTGGATGCGGTCGAGGAGCTGAACAAATGAACAGTCGAGACCAATTCGAACAGGCCTACGCCGAGGACCACAACTGCACGCTGGACTGGTGCCAGTCCCAGCGACTGAGCAATGGCAGCTATCTGGATCGGTACATGGCCCGCGCTTGGTTCTGGTGGCAGCGCGGCAAGGAGGCGGCATGAGCGCACCTATTGAACCGCAGGATTATCTCTACGGGGTGAATGTCGTCCAGATCGAGGACCTGCGGGTCGCGCGCGGTCTGACCCGCCGACCCACCTCGTCATGCCAGCACCGGAAGCTGGTCTATGACCACAACGAGCGCCGCATCTGGTGCAGCGATTGCGAAACCGAGGTTGAGGCCTTCGATGCATTTGAAGGGTTGGTCAGCATGTTCAGTGCAGCAGCTGGACGCATCAAGCGCCGCGAGACCGAACTGGCCGAGGCTGAGCAGTTCCAAGCGCGCAGCAGGGCAGCCAAGGTGATGGACGAAGCCTGGCGTAGTACGAAAACCGCGCCGCTCTGCCCGCACTGCAACACTGCGATCCTTCCCGAAGACGTTGTCGGTGGTGTCGCCAAGGCTTCGAAAGCACTGGTGCTGGCCGCCCGCAAACGCAAGTCCGACAAGTAACACCCCTTCCCCATCTATCCACATGCCTGCCGGTGTACGGCGGGCGGAGCACTCCCCATGCCACAAATAAGCGTGAAGACCACAATCACTACTTTTTTTGAAGTACCAGCCGGCCTGACCATCGAGCAGGTTCGACACGCAGGCCTTTCTGATCTCTCGGAAATGGAGGAGATCGTTGACGATGTAGTGGCAAGCCATGACCGTGTCATGAATAGGATTTACATGGGCGACGCGTTATCGCACAGCTGCTCAATCGAGCACGTGATTACGGACAACGCCGAGCCACTCAACCCCTGCATAGACCCCGGACGGAGGTAGCCAACATGAACACAGCATTTTTGCTAATGGCCCAGTACAGCGGGATGGCGATCATCCCGCTGGAGCGAGTATGCGCCGATTACTTCAGCCACCTGACGCCTGAAACGATGAGAATGAAAGTAGCGGCTGGAGAGATTGATTTGCCGTTAGTCAGGATGGAAAGCAGTCAAAAGTCAGCCAGGGGGGTCCATCTAAACGATCTAGCTGAATACCTGGATGCGCAGCATTCGAGGGCGAAGATCGAGCACAACAAATTGATGGGGCGACCCCTTCGCCGCGTCTCATAAAATCCCGCCAAAACGTCACTTCTCGTGCGTCACTGCTTGATTTTCGCTACAGCAAGCAGTGAAGTCTGCGTAACTTACTGATCTGACTGCGATTATTAAGCCAGTAGATCCGATCCATCATCGGTGCCACGGAAAAGCGGCGTGAGGGTTCGCACGGCAGACGATCGGTACGGGGTTCAGTAATAGGCAGCATGGGAGCAATAAGCAGGTCGGTCGAAATGGACGCGCATTCTAACAGCTCGCACCTGTCTGACGCCGATCCTGCTGAAAACACCCGCGCTCCTTCTGGAGCCGGCTTTCGCCGTGAACTGCCTGGCCGCTGGTCAAACATTGATGAAACTGGCTCGACTGCAGACAGTCCGGAACATGAGCCCTTCACCGCGCCATAATGAGCACGCTAACAACTTCAGCTCTTTATTAAACGCGGCCATCATTAAACCTCGATAGGCGCTCAGCTTATTACGGGGGTTTCCCGGCAGATTATTTGGCGCCATTAATTCGCACCCTGACAAGAGCGCGCTGTTTCTTATCAGCGCTTTATAAATAAGAACAGAAGTTGACGCCAACAAAATAAATGAACTTAATTTTAATCAAGTACTGGCAAAGTAATTTTATTCATATATAACAAGTAACAACCTGTAGCCATGGCCGTGCACACATGACGACTTTTAAAGTTATCGGCTTTTGGCTGCTGCCTCTGTGCGCCGCAACCACGGC